CGTCCGCTTTTGCATCTCGTCGCTGGTGTTCGTGAGGGCAAGGTTGTGCTTTTCGTCAACGGTGTGTTGATGGCCTCGCAGGAATTGTCACAGGAGTTTGTGCTCAACAGCAGCAACGAGCCAGTCTTCATCGGCGGACACGGCGGGCAGTTTCGCGGCATTATCGAATCGCTGCACATCTCATCAGCGTTTTCTGATGAGATGACGACCCGCAGTGCACCATTGGTCAGTAGTAGAACGGCCTGTTTGATGCGCTTTGAAGAGCCGATTTCGCCTATCAGCGGCACCTATACGTTCAGCAGCATCGGTAGTTCCAGCGGTCTTTCAACGCTCAACATCGGCACCACAACGGCTGCCTCGTTGGCCAGTGCTCTGACAGGAAAGACACAGACATCAGGCACGGTTGATTTCACCAAGACCCCCTATTCGACAGGTGACTACAGCGTCGTTGATTTCGCGACTTCACCGGGCACAAAGCGCACGCACCTCGTTCCCCATGTGCCGTTTAACCTCCTCATCAATCCCGGTGCTGTCAAGCGCAGCACCATGAAGCCGAACCAATCTCCGCCTGAGCGCGTCCGGCTGCTCTCAATCGACCTCGGTGCTGGCACAGCACTGGTCAGTAGCGTCCACCTCGATTTCGTCAACAGCACGCACGACAGTCGCGATGTCCCGTCGCTGCATGACGGATTGCGACCAGTGCTTCACAGCCGTAGTTCTGCGACGGGCGATGATTACTTCGTCGTCATCACTGGTGACAGCCTCATTGAAAACGGCTCAGGGCGCCCCTATCAGCCGCCTCATTTTTCCACTCAGATTGTCGACCGCACAGGTCAGATGGTGCTCGATGAGGGGCATTTCGAGCAACACGGTATTGTGTATTCCGACCGCATGGCCACGACAGCAAGTGACAGCGACAACCCGTTCGCTGTGACGTGGCCGAGCACGCTTGACGCGTCGTTTCAAGTCGGGCACAGCGGACGCCACACGCTAAACCACGTCCAAGGGCACCACTACCTACGTCAGATGGCCGACCCGCAAGAGGAGATTCTCGACCAGCGTATTGACGCCGCCGATGTGCTGACGTTGATTTATGACGCAGCATCGAAGGGCATTGACAAGCAGTTCCCGATGAACTCACGCGTCGACTATTACCGCGAACTGGGCACTCTACCACTTCTCACCGTCGTTTCTTCTTCCACCGCCTATGAGGAGGTGGATAACGGTTTGACGGGCGCATCTCGCGACCTTATCGCCATCGGTGGGCTAAGCGGAGGGTTGAGGTTTGACCCTTCGCCGTTCTTCCTCAAAGGCCCTGTGCCCGAAGATTACGCGAACGCCGATGCCGAACTGCGCAAGCATCACTTGAGGCCATCAGCGACTTCGCGTATTGCGGTGTTGGAGGTCAGCGGTCTGTCGAGTTACGGCATGTCCCCATACGTTGAGATTCACTATAACGCCATTGACCTCACTGGCGCGAGCATGGGCAAGACAGCGCCTATGCTGATGGTGGAGAAGACTATACCAGCGGCCAACACGTTGCTCTCAGGTTCGACGTATGTGCTTGACGTCATCGAAACTGCGTTGTCATCAGGCGCTACGTTGCACGCTCCCGGTGGCGTCATTTCCTTTGGCGCACCAAGTGACAGCGCGATGTCCCAGTTCTTTGCTTCAAATACTCTGATGGGTGACAACAGCGAAGGTTTCGAGAGTGACGATGAATTGGATGAGCGGTTCACGCCTCAAAATTACTCGACCATCGTTGCCAATCAACCGCGTAAGCCACCTCAAAACATCGCTGCATCGCACACCACAGCAACCCATGAGTCGCAGTTCAACAGGCTTGTGATACAGCAAATCGACGCCCCAACCGAGACGTTCACCAATCGTCGTGCTGTCCACACTGACCACACCTCTCCAAGCAACGGTCAGTTCGATGTTGGGCGCACAGCAAGCGCGAGCAACGTGCACGAGATGTTCGACATCATTGACAATCACGCTGTCCTTTCTCCAAATATCAGAGCGCGGTATTTCGTTCAGCCCTCGAACCGCACGCGCACGCGACAACTGACGTATGCCCGTGGCGCTTTCACTCGTCCTAACGACTTCAACGTGGCTAAGGTCATGTTGCTCATGTCCCCCATGCGACTCCGCTCTGTCGCTGAAGATGAGAGCGATGAGGGTAGCCGCGCCACCATTGTTCGCTGCGTGGGTATGAATGCTGACGCGATGACCCGTAATGTCAGTGAGATTGGCTCAGGTAGCCCCAACTCGCATGTCGTCAAGGAAATTGAGCCAAACGCACCCGTCGTCACTGTGACGCTCGGTGGAGTTGGCCAAGGGGCCTATGATACCAAACCTACGTTCGACCCAAGCCCAATGGCTCGTCTACCCTACAGCACAAGGCGCGGTTATTCGGTGTATGCGACTTCGGCTCGCGTTGACTTGAGCGCTTCGCCACAGAACTTCCTGAACGTCGTGGCGCTCAACAACGACACAGACGACCTCAAAACTTGGGCGACATACCCCTTCCCGAAGAAGGGACGCATCTATCTGAAGACGGGCGCCAGTGCAGAATACGGCAACAAAACGGGTGTCTCGTTCCACTTCGCCAATGCTTCAATCGGCAGTGGCACCTACGTCTTGTCCGATGGGCGTGAGGTGGCATCGTTCCACGAGTGGGTCGTTGGCTCGGGCCTCATCCCTCAAGCATCTTCTCTGTCGGGCACAAGCAGCGATGTCTACCCACTGGGCGAGGTCATCCTTGGCGACGGGCACTTCTTTGCTGAAAACGCCGCAGACGATGGCACGACGGTCAACGACCGCATGTTCCAGTCCATGGATAACGTCACGCACGATTATCAGTTGGGCACGCAGTTTGCCAGCACCCGTGCGTTGGTGGAGATTCCGCTGTTCAACGCGCAGTTCTTTGAGAACGTGAGCGAGGGCGTTCTACCCGGTCCCGATAACTCGTTGAAACTCCACGTCGACCCGACCATGACGGCGCACACGTGGAATCCGTCACCAGTCGGTCGCCGCTTTCCTGAGAAGGCGCCGAGTGACCGCTCCGCCCGTGGTGCCTACGCCTATGCTGCCGAGAACTCGGAGCAAGTGCGTGGTGCGACTATCATCCACAAAGCGGAGATTGTCAGCGGTAAATACCGACTACGCGTCGACAAGCCGGAAATCTTCCCCGCAGCCGTCACGTCGGCAGGTGCGTTCTCTTACGTCACCAATGTCGTGCGCTACCGCCGTGCCTTCCTCAGCAACGGTGAGTGGCTTATCTATGACAACGACCCGGCTACAGACGGTTATCTCCGATTTGAGGACGAAGACTGGTCTACGTCTGAGAACTTCCTGCGCGACTACGAGGTAGGGCACTCGCTGATGACGGCGGGCGGTTATGAGTCTGAAGCACTCGTGCCAATGGAGAGCGACATCCTCACCTCGTCCTCAGCCATGGAGCGGCGCAGCGAATATTACCACGACTCTGCAAGCGTCAAGACACAAGGTGGCAATGTCGATTACGGGCTACGCCAATACGTCAGCGCTGTTGAGTTCAAGGCCGGTCCAAAGTCAAACCCACACGCGAGCCGAACGGTGGCTAAACGCGCCAGTGGGACTGTGCTGTCGGTCACGCCGCTGGGCACAACGGCAAATTTCGGTGGCCTCGTTCTGCTGACGTTCTCCGAAGAGGATTTCGCAAAGTTCCCCAAGGTGCCCGTGCCTACCGACACGAACAATCTCATCACATTCACGACTGGCGACTACCACTACGAACTAACGGTGCCGTCGCCCGACGGTAGCATTCGTCGCTTCATCTATTGGGGCAGTGCGGCGAACGTAGGATTGCGGTCATCCGACATGACGCCTGAAAATCTCGGCACGTCAATCGTTGTGCAGCCTGTTTTCACGGCATTGGCTGCGACGACACCAAACTACCTACTCGTAACATCAGCCGACTTCATCGCGGGTGAAAAGGCCACGCTCACCAAGCGCTCGTTCGACATTGGCTTCAGCGTGAACCCACTTGATGTTGCCTTAGAAACCACACTCAACATCAGCGACTCATTCCGACCGGGTGGCACAGGTGTTCGGAAATCATGGACAGTCGCAAACGTCGCATCGACGAGCAGCATGACTGTGACCAACACCAGTTCGCTGTTCCTACAGTCCAACACCTTGGGGCTGACAGTGAAAGTCAACGACTACCTCTACGCTGAAACCAACACCGGTAGCGCTGTGACCGTAGTGCGCTACCTTGGTCGAGTGACGGCGATTGCTGACTATTCGGCTTCATCCTCTCTGCCTCTCACCATCACGCTCGACGGCAGCATGACGTCAGCCACGCAATCCAACATCAACAGCGAGATTGCAGGTGGAAGCCTCACCATCCACCTCAGAGTCGGATGTCACGACGTGATGAAGAATGACGATGAGGCTGTGCTCAACCGTCAGTGGCTGTCTCCATATGCGCAGGGTGGTCTGCGCCATGGGGACACCGTGTGGGCGAACATGACGTATAACAACCCGCATGCGGTAGAGGGTATGTTCGCCAAAAGCCGTGGTGTCTTCAACGAAGCCTTGGTGTGGACCGGTTTCAACGACGGCGACGGCTCTTTGACGACCAGCGCACGCACAAGCATCCCGCTTGAGAACTTCTTGATTGGTGACTCTTGCCTTGAGACAGCGCAGAATTATGCGCAGCACGTCAACAAGACGATTGAACTCAACTACACCAATCTCGGTTTGTCGACCAACCTCGCGCCCAAGGTCGCGTTTGTCGACCCATACCTCGCCAACGAAGAACACGCTCGGGTGTTGCTCTACGACGTCGCACACGACCGAGAGTTCGTCGCCTTCCAAGACCTGCACATGCAGGTGCAAACGAGCGCGAAAGCGGCAGAGATTGGCTGGCAGCGCGAGTTCGCAGCCAGCAACATCGTTGACGCCAGCACGGAGATTGACCTCGTGCCGTATTCGATTGGCTTTAACGGAGCCAGTCAACACGCCTTCCTAACGCAAATTGACGTTGCCGCTGGCTTCCTTTCGCAGAACAAATACGCACGCTCAACAATTCGTTCTCGCTTCATGGAGAGCGCCTATGCCCACGACATCGCGAATCACGTCGCGACATCGCTGCTCAACCCTATCGCAAGTGGGGCTGCGCTGACAAACATCGTCAAGCAACTGACCAACGTGACGCGTATCGCTCAGTTTGGCAAGGCGCATGGACACTTTGTGCACACTGGCTACCACAAGGCAGGCCCATTCGGCAACCGCTCGCTTGGTGACAGCATTCTCCCACGCACCACAGATGGCTCTGCTATTCCGTATTGGGCTGACAAGATGCACACCTACACGCGCACGTCATTCAGCGACACGGGTAGTTTCCTGCTCAAACTACGTGAGCATCGAGAGAGCGTCACAGGTGCATCTTTCCGTGACCCATCCACTTTGTTCGATACACCCGATGGCACGCGAGTCGTGCCTGCATTCCTTGCTCTCAAGGGCATTCGCTCAGAGGCACTCAGCCTCACCACACATGACGAGGCTCGCTTGCAGCATCTGAAGCAGTGGACTGACATGGACTTTACGCGACGTTTGACCATCGACCTTGGTGAAGTCGGTGCGCGTATTGGTGGGACAAGCATCCTCGCGGCTGCGAACGAGGTAGTGCGTCTCATCAATCAGGCTGGTGCAAAGCAAGGTCGCACACATGCACGCCGTCCATCCGAGCAATACCCCGGTGAATCAGAATCACTCGATTTGACTCGCGTTGGCGCTCGCGCTGCTGATGGCATACGTGACCCAGCGTCCTCGCACATCAACGCCGATTTCGCAGCGACTGGTTCGACCCATGACCCTGCGGTATGGTGGGACGAAGACAAGGCGTTCGAGTCGCATGACAAGGGCACACACATGGGCTATGTGCGCGCTCACGTCGGACGTATCGTGCAAGACACCAACGGCAACGAAGGCTTCAGCATCGTTGTTCACAGCACAGTGCCCGGTGCGACTGGGCGAAACTTCTGTCTATGGCTCGACAACAGCAAAGGTCAATCGCGCTACACGCCGAAGTTCCTGATTGGTCACGGTGGACGCTATCGCACGTTCTGGTGCCAACCCGATGAACTCAGTGGAGAGAACATGCACCCCGCGCCGATGCCGCTCAACAAGCACGGCCGTCCGTTTGCACCAGTCACCACCCTGCAAGGCTACGTTGTTCCTGACGACAGCGGTGTTGAGTTCAAAGCAAGCAGCGATTTTGCACCCCGTGGTGATGAAACCTCTGACCCAGTTATGCGCGCCGTCTCTATGGCCACTGGCTCAGGACAGGCGCATAACACAGTGAACACAGAATCACTGGAGGTCGAGGGCTTCAACACGTCCTACGTCACAGGTCTGCGCACGGGAACCAGCGCTGTCGCTCGCGTCAATTTTGGTGGACTTACTGCCTCTGGTGTTCCGGGCTTTGCTCCCGACGTCGGTAAGTGGGGTTTTGGTCGCAAAGGCGATGTGCGAATCGCTGCGCGCTATGGTCCAACCAAAGACACCAGTAGTGGAGCGGCTGCGCCAACGACCTATTCCAGTTATGTGCCCTCTGCTGATGTGCGCGAAGAAGCCATCGGTAATGCACCGCTCTATGGTTTCCGCTTCATTGACCACCGTGGTGTCGGACACGGTATTCGCTTCATCTACCGCAGCATGGGAGAGTCATTCGCTTTAGACGAAACACAATTGCCGTCAACGATTGATGATGAAATTGCGGTCTTCATTGACGACCGAGACGTTGGACAAGGCGGCTTCACCATCGGCAAGCACATGCACGGTGTTGGTGATGCTACGGGCCGTTTTGGCGCAGCAGGCACCAATACGTCGCTCATGCCGTGGAGAGGAAACCGTTGGAACCCCGTGCCTTCGCCAAGCGCCGCGTATGACTGCAACGCAGCCTACGATTCATCAAGCAACAAAATCACTGTCACGCTACAGGCTCCGTATAACGCGTGCCCTCATTTCGACGTCCTCGGCTACATGGGCTTCCCGCTAAGCCAAGGTTTGCTCCAACTCTCTGACCCGTTTGTGGATAGCAGCATGACCGGTAGCCAAGGCCACGTTTTTTCCTACACTCACCGCACACGAGAGGGGAGCAGCGGCACACACGTCTTCCACGGCATCCAAGGCTCGACATTTACACCGAGTCACACGCACTCAGGCGGCTCAGTTTCAGCAAACTCTTCGTCAGTGTTCGGAACTGGGAGCATCAACATTCGCGCACTCATCTCTTCGACGGTCAATTGGACGACGCTTGTGACCGACGAACTGCTTGCTGCCATCACAGCCGCAGCCATCAACCTCGCAGACCCTAACGTTGAGGAGGGCGTGCCCTTTGACTGCCGCGACATGTTCGCTTCAGATGGGCGGACATTTGGTGAGTGGGGTGTGGCGGAGGACGCTATTCGCATTCGTGCGTTCAACGCCGCTGGTGGCGGCATCCGACCCCTTTCGGACTTCTTCTCAGCGTCCCTGCATCGAGACTTTGCTATTCAGTCTGCTCACGTTGAGTTTGGCGACATTGAGGAAATCGAAGTTGACAATGGTGGCATTAGCCTCCCCAGCACTTCACGCGCTGCGACTGACGCCAGCATTGACAACGGTTTGAGGGCAGAGTGTGGGTATTTGCCATTCACCGTTCTGCAAGTCTTCACCAAGAGCAAGGGTAGCAACAGCAACACAGCCTCACCAGTTCTCGTTGACTCTCGCAACAACCCGGTAGACCCTGACGAATGGCACCGTCGACTTATCGGCTACACTTTCACTGCAAACGCGGGGGACCATGTTCTACCGCGCGTCGACAACCCATCGGTCCTTCTGTTGGCTGCCGAAGTGACCAGCGACCCAATTCAACTGACCACGAATCAGGTGTGGCACTTTGCTCAACCTGCCGGTGAAGAAGGCACAAGCATCAGCAGCAAGACCAAGATTGCATCTTTTGGTAGTGTGAGCAACCTGCATGTGCAGAATGGTGACGTCTTGGTGACAAGTCAAAACGGTGCCAACAGCAAGACGCATCTCTCACTGGTGACTGGCACGAAGACCTCGACTTTCCCTACAAGTGACCCTGCCAGCAACGCTGTAGCGCAGCGCTTTGGCGACACTGCGCGGGCATTCCGCACTGCTGGGAGCCGCGTCTTGGGTAGCGTGTTCTCTCGTCCCATGCTCTTCTTCCGTGGTGGGCGCGACAGCATCGACCACTCAGTGCCACTGTTCTTCGGCGGTGGTTTCAGTGGCGTCACACTCGACATCAACGACGGCACCAAGAACGACTACAGCGAGTTCTTCACTCATCCATACGCGGCTGGACCAACTGGTGTCGCTGGTGTGCAGCACGCCAACGAGTTCCTCTCGTCCTACTCAATGCTCGACTGCAACGCTATGATGGCGTTTTTCCCCGGCACCCCGCTTTTGAACCAACATCGCGGCAACATCAATCCGCCGTTCTTCAACTCTGAAAACATGCTAACGCCTGACCTGAAACGCGGCACGCAGGGGCATCACAGCGACTACCCTGCCCCGTATTCGAGCGGTGTTAAGGTCCAAGTGCCAATCCCATTGGTGTTGCGTTTCGCACACCCCACTGCTCGATACAGCGACCACAGTGGGACCACAGATAGCAAAACCACTTACCTGATTTTCGGCCCCGGTCAAGCCTTCCCATTCACGGCTCAAACCGCTACCCCCGACAACAGCAGCGAACCACATCCCGGTCGTGCTTTGACTGTCGGTAACACATGGTCGAAGGTGCCAACGCATACCAGCGGCAAGCAGTTCCTCCACAACCACATCACCAATTCAACCGTCGGCTTCCTTCCTGAACTTCACTCTACGCAAGTCAACCGCTACCGAACACATTGGCGGCAGGCGATGAACTGGGAGCCTGCACAGGGCAAATCAAACGCCACACGGTTGCTTCAACGTCCCGAGTCAGGCCGTTTCTATGGTGAGATGTTCACGTCAAACGGCGTGCTCAACAGCACCTCACTCGCTGACTACAGAACCGCTCATCCACTTCGGCATGCTGTGTTTATGGGATTCGGTATGGCCAGCAATTCTGATTGGTGTTTCCACATGGACGGCGGTTATCACCCCGGTGGCTCGTGGTTGGACAATCAACTGACGTTCAATCCACCACACCCCAACGACAACAGCCGCGTAGCAAAAAGCGGCGTGGCTGGTAATGAACTACACCCAAGCGCATTCCGCGTAGCAGCGCCGTTGGCCAACCGGGTGCTCTACGGCTCATCTGCATCTTTTGCCAGCGACACCATCGAGAGCGACGACGTCGAACTCGAATACATCGCTGTCGACGCCACGAAATGTCAGAATGGGGAGGAAATGGCTGCCCTGCTCGGCTCTGCCATCAACTCATTCCCCGGTGCTGGTGCACTGAAGGCTATGGGTGGGACGTTCCTACCCAGCATGGGGACCAGCAACCGGCAAGACCGCTACGGTTGGGTCGAAGTCACGGGAGTTGTCGCCTATTTCCTCAGTGCAAACGACACGGCTGGGAACGTCAAGACCAACGCCATCAAGGACAACTTCATGACGCTGGCCTTTTCCAGTCAGATTTTGGCTGAGCAAGTTCCTGAAAGCGGTTGGTTGCGAACAAGTGCCGACTTTGACAACGGGGTAGACAGCAACAACGATTCTGCTGCTTTCGCACCCTATCACAGTCGAATCGTCAAACTTGACACGAGTTCGAGCCAATACCACGTCACCTTCTATCTCGGTAGCAATCGCATCGCTGGTTCAAAGGCCTTTGAGTCGCTTAAGACGTGGAAGGACTACCTCGACACAGGTGTTGCTGCAGGCAATGAGGTTGTTCCCGATGTAAGCAGTGCAACCAAGGTCTACGTGTGGAGCAAAGCAGGTGTGCACCGATGGGACAACGCGGGTCGGCTTGAGGGCTATTCGCAAGTGCACTTCAGCGGCTTGGTCGACGCCATCGACAGGACGCGGCCAGTTGGACTACCGGGTTGGCACGGTGAACGCTATTCCTACCTGAACACGCTGGCCGTGTCCGGCGCGTATTCTGCCGGCCTTGGTGCATGGCACCCGTCCCTCGGCTTCTCTCCATTCGGCGGTAGCATGGGTTGCGCGACTGTGCTTGGTCACTTGCCTCACATCGCGCCTATGCCCAATAGTCCCGAAAGTGGCTTGCCCAACGACGGGAGTAATGGCGCTGCCGACTTCCCTGACTACGACACACCCAACGGCCCGAACTACGACGCTGACGATGATGGCGACCAGTCCTACAGCGCGAGTTTCGTTGATGCCAGCAGTAACAACACCCCTCCCATCACCACGTTTGACGAAAACGTGCACAAGGACTTACAGCATGCTCAGGGTGTCTATGCCCGAGCCATGTTGGTCGTCGCTCACGAATCAGAACTGGCTTTGGTCGCCAAGCGCGACCGTGACGGTATCAGGTGTGTTGGTGACTGGTTGCGGTCCAAAGACGCAAGTAGCATTACGTTGGCCGGCACAACACTTTGGGACGACCGGATTCACGGTCAGGACCGCTTCATCGCAACAGCGAACGCAGGTCCCAACATTGAGGCTCTCATCGTTGACGACACGACTCTGCCGACGGTGAGCAGTCCTACCGCAGCCAGTGGTTTGGTAGCCTCACCGTTCAACGCTGAGTTCTTCTTGCACACGACCGTTTCAGCAGACACTGAACTTGAAAATGCTGAGCCGTGTCGCAAACCAACTGGCGACTTGTTCCTCGACATTGACAAGAGCATCGGCTCTTTCTATTCCGCAAGCGCTGGTGCGCAGCGCAACATCATGGACCACTTCTATGAGGCAGGGAGCAACAACCCAATGGGTGGCTTGTGGGGCGGTAACACGCAGAAGAACTCCTACTGGATGGGTGACGTCAACGGTTATGAGATGTTCAAGCGTTCACCGGCCAAGAACTTCAGCATCGAACACATCGTGTGGAAACGGATGGACGGAGGTAGCCTATCGTTGCCTGCCATGAACGCTCGTGGGCTTGGTGCTGTGCCATGGGTCAGCCGCGTTGAAGGTAGCAACGCCTACACGACTGGTGAGAAACTGCTTGGCAACGTGCGTTTCTCGTTTGAAACGACAAACTCAGCGATGATGCCTATCATGCGAGCGCATGAACTCGGTCATCCTCAATTGGCTGTTGACCCACCTGTTGAACTCCGCGATGTGTTGGAAATCCCCAACGAAGAGATGCAGTTTGACGACATGGTCGTTGTCGATGACACGGGACAATCGCATACGTTGAACGGTGGCTCACCGCTGGGTGTTGTCATTCGCGCCTTCCGCTCCAGCGGCGAACGACTCGCGAGCGGGCTTGCCCCGTCTGTTGCAGGCACTGGGCTTGAGCCGAACATGACGATTCGTCTACCCGACCCCAACGCGATTCCCGGCAACATCCTTGTTCGCAGTGGGTTCGACCGTGTGCAAGCCTATCAGACTGAAACCATGGGTGATGGCGGTATGATGACCAATCCACAAAACCTCGGTCAACTGTTTGATGGGCTGACCGGGCCTTTCGACGCACCTGTGCTGTCCGAGGCAGGCTGGGAGCATATCGACAAGACAGGATTGGACAGCACCAGCAGCAAGTGGGACGCGGCGACGGGTGACAAGCCTCTGAGCAGTGCGTATGAACTGCACGACCGCACTCTGTTTTTCCACGTCACCAAGATGGGGCACAGTCACACCGACCGTTACCCAACAACCTACACGCACAGCGGGGGTCTGCAAAATCAAGCATTGACGGTGTCTTCGTATGCGAGCAGCACTGCTGTTTTGACCGCATCTGCGTCAATCACAACTGCAATCTTCGACGCCGACTTCGCCACGAAGGAAGTCATGGACGAAGGGTCAGGTAAGCAACGTAGGTTCCTGCGTCTCGCCACCGCAACAGACAGCGTCGTTGTTTCCTACACAGGCATCAGTGGGGCTACATTTACGGGAGTAGTTGGTGATATTGACCTTGACCAGTTCTTGCTCGACAACCCGCCTGCTTCGTCCACCATCAACGTCACTCCTTCCTATTACGTGCCTGCTGGTAGCACTCGCTTCTTCGCAGCACGACGTTTGCGTGACCACGCGGAGGTCAGCGGTAACAGTCCCGACATGGCGCACACGCACTACTTGAACGGGGATGCTAACACGACAGGCTATGCCCGCTACAGCGTGCCACGTATGACCCCCATGCCCTACCCACGTATGGGGCACCACTTCGTCAACGCCACCATGCCAATGCTACCCGGACACTGGGCGCATCCCGCTTATCAGGGCCTCTATTCGGGTCACGAAGCAGAACGTCGTGCGACGCTACGCGACCCTGACTACATTCGTCTGTTGGAGCATGCTGACCTTGACGACTCTACTTTCGATGCTACCGTCTCAGACTACCTCCACCCTCTCAATCCGCAAATCCGCATTGGAAGCCTGACCGCTACACCAAGCGGACCCAGCGATATTCACGGTGGTGCCTTCACTTTGATGTTTGAGACGAAGGTGCGCTTCGACGGCTACGGTGTTCTTGCCTCAAAGGGCACGGCAGGGGACATGAACAAGTTAGGAGGTCACTCGATTGTGTTGGAGGCTGGTGGAAACTACACGCAAGACGGTCACTTCCCTGACCCCGCTGAGGTTGGTGCCTACCAGATTGTCATTCAACCCAATCTACACGAGACACAGATTGCTGGTTTCCATCACAACAATAGCACGACTACCGCCTTGCCAAACGGTAGCAAGCGTGCGCTCACAGCCCAGCAAATTCACCTTGTGGTCGGTATCAAGTATGACAGTGAGCGGGGTGGGTCGCCCATTGGTGGAGCAACGCTCATTCTTGCCGAGGCGACGTTGGCTGACGTGAGAGGTTGTGAAATCTTCGTGAATGAGGTCATTCTCGACCACGACCCCGACCACGGCAGTCACTTCACAAACATCCCACCGATGCTGCTCTATAACCCACTGGGTGTGCAGGGTAGCGAGTCACCGACATTTACACGTCGGACTCAACCGTATCATCCGGGTATGTTTGAGGACAGCACACCCGGACACACGTTGAACATCCCATGGTGGAGTATTTTTCACAAAGTAGCACCCGACGACTCTTCATCTACCGGTTTCAGGCATTTGGCGCTGTATCGCATTGACAACTTCTACCAGTTCTGTCGAGCGTCATCGGGTGCAGTCGCGGCACAACTGACGCTGGCTGGCTACCCCTCCATCAGTCCCGACATCTATTCTGACGTGATGGCCAACGTCTCACTCAGTCCTAAGTGCACCGTTACCGGTAGCGGCTCAGGTTACATCGAGGTTGACGATGCGTCGTTCTTCCCGAACAAACCAGCCTATGGGGAGCGTCTGCACTACGTTGACGCAAGTGGAAATGACAAGTTCATCACCTACACTCAACGCAGTGGCACGACTCACAACGCTGCAACGATGAACCAACCTGACCGCTTCGTCACCAGTGCAAGTTCACCCGGTAACGGAACGGTTTTGCGACTAACGCGACCCTACAGTGAACGTATGACTGAAACGCTGTTCACTCATTCCAAGAGCAGCGTGTTGACCCGCATCATGCCACAGATGCTGTCGGGTTCACGCGACACGAACAGCCTCTATTCGGCTGATGCGTTCTTGTGCATGTGGCACCACAACCTCGGTCGTCCTCACACGTTCTATTCCGACAGGGCGAGGACATGGGGCGGCACAACAACAGACCGCGCTATCAACAAAGCAGCGTATAACGGCATGCCCGAGCACTTCGAGACGGTCCATTACCACGCGGTGAACTACGCGGCAAGCCATGGCCCGTTCCATCTTGACTTCAAGACGCCCAAACCCGCGCAGCACTTGTCAGGCACCTTCAGTTCGGTCAGCGGTTCACCCTCTACACTGGTGTTTGGTGCAGACGTTTCAGGCGACGGTTTGGTCGGTAAGGTGCTGTTCACCGATGGGCGAGTCATTGGAACGGTTGCATCTGTTTCAACCACCGACGTCACGTTGACCGGTGACATCCTCTACACCCCCGCTGCTTCAACGACCGTCTACGTCGGTGCAGATGGTTCGGTTGACACGGCGGCCAACATTCACGCCATGACCGGGTATCAGGCTCAGGGTGGCACTTCAACGATGCTGACTCATTACTGGCCGTGCGGTAGTCGAGGTGGGCCGCTGGTCAGCCGACTCGACGGCTATGCGGCTTGGGCTGCCGGGTGGCATGTGCCTCGCCAATATTCATCCGGTGGCGGTAAGCACTGGGTCGATGACGACGACGATGGCTCATACGCTGTGTCCAGTGGTTTGAGCGACGGCTCGTTGGTTGCGTCTCGCACCTATCCGTTCGGCTATCGCTTCGGTCTACGTCAACCGTGGAATCGTCCGCAGTGGGGCTTCTACGGTATGCGCGCACATCGCGAGGAAAGCCTGTTCAGTGGTTCACCAGCCAACGCCAATTATGCTGTGGGTAACGGCACCGGGCCATTGGTTGCATATGAGAATCAGACGTTGACAGCAAAGGGCGGAAGCAACAGCAACCAAACGCTGAATCCGACATACGCTGGTATCATGGAACGTCAGACCAACTTCAGCGCCATGCTCGGTCCTGACAAGGCTGAATGGCAGGTTCGCTACAGCGACGGTCGCCGCATGACTCGCTCATTTGGTTGCCCTGTGCGCACCATTCGCAACGGTAGCGGCGCTCCGCGCGATTGGTGGGGTGACAGTGCCGGTTTGGGCATCTCCACGATTGATGCTGCTGTCGGGTATTACCTCGTTGACTGGTGGGGCAACACGCGTGGTGAAGACATTCGACGTGCCCCGGTGCGAGGCTTTGGTATTCGCCCAGCATGGGACGCGGGTGATGCGTATGAGTATGACCGCACCAACGGCCGCACGCCCTACGCTCGGCTCTATAACAACGGCAAACCGATTGTCAACCTCAAGGGTGTTGCTGACAGCAGCGGTGACGTGCTGAGCAGTCCTACCGCCGTCGTGCCTCGCTTTGGCGGTCGAGTCAACAAAACAAACAACGGTAGCGGCACCACGCTCGTTGACGTCTTCGCTCCCACCAACGCACTGCGCGTGGGCGACATGGGTGGCGGTCGTGGTGTCCGTTATCCGACGCAGTTCAACGAAGATGTGCTGGTCGAAATTAGCGACGTCTATCAAGCGTCAGGTGTTGTCTTGTCAGGCAACACCGCTGAGCCTGCCTTTGGTCAAGGACTCATCCGTCCGCTTGACAGTGAGGTGCAACCTGACGAAATCAAGCGCGGCATCAGCCGCCGTCTTGGTGTTGACGAGGATGGTTTGCTGAAGCCCGATGCCGTCGTCAGCGACCGAGTCGAAAGCGTCACTGGCACCAGTGTCCACAAGGATGCGGTGTCGCGCTCATCCCCTCGCATCGGTATTGACGGTGAGACGACTGAATCGCTGTTCAACGGTGTTTCGACGGACATGGTCGCCATCAACAGCGAAGCCCACAGCCTGCACACTGACCTCGGTGTAGGGCAGCGAATTGTGCTTGAAGGCGGTATGCAGACTGGCTCACGGACGCTTGGCGACTATGACCTAACGACTCTGTCCTTCGCTGGTCAACCGCATGGTGGCGTTATGCGATTTACGCACACGAGCAACATCAAACCAAGTGGCGGCACCTATGTCCTTGAGTCGCGCTCTTTCGCTGCGCCGTTCGATGACACAGGATGGGGGCGCTCAGGCTCCGGTAACACCAGCAACCCGTTCCAAACCACAACTGCGACGTCTGCTCCGCACAACCTGACGACCACCAAGGTCACGTTCATGCTGCGCCCAGTTCGACTGCTTGACAACCAACACGTTGCTGTCTTCCGCAGTGAGCGCAACGTCGCTGGCTCGACACCTCAAGACGGCGGCACGGCTTACGGCGCGACTGCGGGTGGAAAATATGGTCTGTTCACGTATGAGGCGACGGACGCGACGTCAACGAACTACGTGCGCACGACCATGCCTGACGGCAACGCCCCGTATCACCCAGTCTACTTGATGGAGAGCAGTAGCGATACGGTGCCTGTCTCCAAGGGTCCGAAACTACCCGGCACTGCTGTCGCTGGTTTCGACAGCGACTCGCTCAAGAGCGTGGTTACACGACTCGTTGTCAGCGAGAACACGCTACAGCACTTCCGTAGCGATGCACCTCGTCGCAGCCTTTCCAAGAAGGACTTCTCAGTCAAGCCTCGGTTCAGTCAGTCGTTGCACAGCAAGGGGCATAAAGGGGATGTGGACTACGGTGCATCAGACCACAGTGGTGATGCGGCATGAGCGTTTCGGATTTTGGCCGCGATTCAAACGAGCCGCCCATGACCAATGACGAATATCAACAGTGGATGCAAAGGGTCATCGAGTATGCGATGAAGCCGGGGCAACAATATCGCTCAGACCAACAATTGACGTTGAATGATTTGTTCGGAATTGTCCCGACCGACAAAGCCATGAACACGCGAAAGTTTGCGAGTGGGGAATACCCAAACGCATGGTGGTTTGCCAACCGTTCTCCTGACAGGCAGAGGGCGGAATCGTTAGGCGCGCACGAGAGGCAAATCGCACAAGACATGTCAGTCTACGGTCACGGTAGAGACACTACGAAGGTGCCCACCGCTCAACGAGCGAAAGACTCGCGCAGACCTGTCGCCATTGTGGAGCGCAGAACCCCGAAAACACTCCACGCCCGTGACCATAGAGGTGTGAGGGATGCTTGGAATCCTGACCAATACATTAGGTCGTTCAGACTGGTGGACAATGAAGGAAAACCGCTGTCTGTCATTGATGATGGTGGGTATCACCAACCGGGAGAAGGGCAAAGAGAAGCGGTTCGGGGCTTTAGCGGTCAAACGACTGGCCCCAAGCGTAGAGGACACTACCGCAATTTGATGGAAGGTTTGGTTCGTCACGGACTCAATGTTCGCTCAAATGACCGCAACGATATGTCACATCCGTTTCACACCAAGTTTCAACGAACGCTACCCCGCGACATAGCGGTTCAAGCGAGTATTCGCGACCGCAGCGGAGATGTTGAACACTATGCTGAAGGAGAATATGACCCTTCAGATGTAAGACCGTATGACGCCTTGCTTTATGAACGAAACATCCCATCGTCGCCTGAAAACTGGGGCGACTTGAGCGGCCCAACGCGCAGCCGATTTCCCATCACCGTGGAGCACAGAGAGCGCATACCCTTCAGCGAACACCCCGAGTGGGATGGCTCAAAGCAAACGCAGTTGTTTATTCCAAAACGACCAATCGGCGTATCGCCGTCCGTGTGGGCGGCCACAAATCCAATTGAGCGTAGGAATCGGGCTGAGCAAGATTTGAGAAGCAACATGGACTGGTGGTTTAGCCGGCAACAGCAGGGGGAGCAGGCGCTACGGCAGGGTGGCGTCTCGCTGGACGAAACATTGGATTTGGGTTTGTTGCCCGGAATAAGCCAACCACCAATGCCTCGAATGGAGTATGAAACAAACCCTCGCTTCGTAGGTGTTAAATCTACACCTGATGTCATGTGACCATGCGCGTGACCATTTACGAAGTCGGACCTCGTGATGGGTTGCAGTCACTACCACATGTCGTGCCTGTTCAACAACGACGTCAACTCATTTCATCGCTCTATAACGCAGGTTTGCAGCACGTCGAAGAGGTGTCCTTTGTCCACCCCAAAGTGCTGCCGCAGATGGCCGATGCAGAGGATGTCTACAGCGGTAAGGGCGATGCCCTTGTGCTCAATAAGCGAGGCTATGAGCGAGCCGTTGCTGCGGGTGTTGAGCGCATCAACATCGTGCTTTCGCCTTGTGAGTCGTTCTGCATCAACAACATGGGTCGCAGGTATGACGAATTGGTGTTGAACTATCGGACGTTTATGCGAGACGTTCCGAAGGACAAGGTGCGTGTCTACCTGTCCATGGCGTTTGGCAGTCCTGACAGCGGCGTGTTTGACGCTCGCACACTACGCCGCTGCATCAACGACGCCAAGATGTTCGGCGATACGGTTGTGTTTGCAGACACTGTCGGTGTGGGCACAGCCAACGACGTTTGGGAAATGTCGCGCTTAGCACAAGACTACGGTATGCACGCTGCTTTACACCTACATCATCGTGGCGACGAAGGCAAATCGCTTGCACTTGTGCGTGCAGGCATTCTTGCCGGTATCACTGAGTTTGACGCCAGTATCGGTGGGTTGGGTGGATGCCCCTTCGCTAAAGGAGGCGGGGCAAACATTGCCACTGAATCGCTGGCTCGTCACCTCCACGCTTGGGGTCTTGAGACTGGCCTTGACAGTCGAGCATTGAGGAGTGCAGCGGCTCTTGCCTTCACGATGAGGCACCCACAGCCGCAGATAACAGAGGCGCACTGCTAAAGCGCATCACCGCTTGGGGTGGAGTGATGGCTTACCTTGGTAGCAAGCGCAGGTCCAGCGACTATGACGCTGTGATGAAGCAAGTGCGCAAACCGGTGTTTGTCGACAACGCGCTACACCTCGGTGAGTTCACTGCTCAAGGCGTTGACAAAACCAAGGTCACGGTGCGGCAGCGTAAGGCTGCAAACTACCCCATTGCGACAGAACGCACCTTCGCCATCGAAGAGGGGCAGGACGAGATTACGCTCACGCATACTGGTGCGCCGGGTCACTCGACAACCGCTGCACGCTATGACGACACAGCACCCATGCTCTACAGCAGTGAAAAGCCATCGCAACGCCTACGCCTCGGCTCTGTTCTCAGCAGTGCCAACGGTCTACGCATGTCGGTGCGAAACAAGCGTGGTATGACACTGAGCGAACTTGGCTTTGAGAGCGACAGCGGGCACGTCGCCTTCCCATGCGATGCTGGCTTAAGAACTACGGACATGGCGATGCGATTGGGACAGGACATTGACTCACTCACATCGGTCAACCTAACCGGTCCCCGCACTGCTCAGTCAGGGAATGTTCGCCGTCGTCACAGCACGACCTTCGTTGCGAAGAATTTCAAAGCCGTGAACCTGCTCACTGCGCTACGCTTCCTCGGTCGACACGATAACCGCGTTGCTTTGTTCGACCGCTTTGGCAACCTCATCTATGCGCCGTTCACCTATGGTGGACCCGGTCGCATTGTTGAAGCCAGTTTGCGTTCGGGCGGAGCCAACACCGACCCAACCGACGAAAGCGTCACTGCCGTAGCGGTTGTCGGTATTCCTTTGGCTGTGAACGAGAGAGCCTTTGCCGAAGTGCGAGACTCAGAGCGAGAGAGTGGTCGTGGGGCCAACATCATCGAAGAACCGCAGCGCATCGAGGACTTCACGGTCAGCAGCAACGAAGGTGCCCGCCGCGTCGCGCGTGCGGTGCTCAAGGCCAACAACCTGAGCGCTGGTAAGAAGACCAGCGCAGGTCATCCTGACGCATTCGATTTGCGACCCGGTGGCGTCATTGAATATGAGAACGTCAAGCGTGTGTTGACTGAGGTAAGGCACCGCCTGAGTTCCAACGAATCCGACCTCGTTTTCCTCAATGTGGACATCGGTATCGAGGGTGTGCTGCAGGGCATCAGTGAGGGTATCGGGAACGTCGACCTTGAGCCTGAGACGCAGGAGCAGGTGCGCGAACATGTGCTATCGCTGTTCGGAGATGTCGAAATTCGCTCTATCGCCATCGTTACGCTTAGGGGGCATGGCGATTCAGGTATGCTTGTGGGACGCGCTATGGGTCGCGGCATTATCGGTGGCACGACGTCGTCGCAGACCATTGGTGGTAGCAAGACGCAAGCCATTGTGTTGAGAGGTGACAACTGATGCCAGTGAGTGACCGACTGAAGCGCATGCTGCTTGAAACCATTGAGTCCAACATTGATGAGATGGTCATCGGCTTTGATGGCACACCGTCAACCAGTCAGGACGGGGCTGCGGGACGACCTGCCATCGTCATCACACCCACAGTGCGTATCACCAGCGACAGCACTATTCTTGTCGAAGGCTTCATACCAGCGACCGAGTCATTCACGGACACGCTGAAGGAAGTCTTCGTTCAACTGCGCGGCACCAACCCCATCCCAATCGCTCGCCACACTATCGCTCCAATCTTCAAAACGACCGGCAACGAAATGCGGATTCAAGTCATCATCGAGGTGAAGTGACATGGCAAACCCAATCTCAGGACACACAAAGGGCAGTAACGAGGGGCTTACCGACGGTGAGCATATCATCTCGCCCTCGCTGACGAACATCTACGAGGGTCTGCATGGCAACGGTATTCTGTCGCCATATGACACGGCCTACACTGGTGCGAACCGCAACACACCTGCGTCTTTGCCCGGAGCCATCAGTCAAGGTGCCAATGCTTCAAAGGTGACAGTCAAGGCCTTTGAGGCCATCATTGACGGCATCCTGTATGACTTCGGCGGAGGCTCTGATGTCACCATCACGCTCGGCTCTACGGGCGACCACCTAAGCGGTGGCTCAACCACCAGCCTGACCAGTGGACAGGAGTGTCTGTTCATCATCATCGCGACTGCTGCTGGTGTGAAGTTCACTCAATCCAACATCATCACAAGCGCTGTGGGCGCATACCCGTCTGTCACGGGCACTTCGGCCGCATACCTGACAGATGGCAAAGGAACGCAGAACCAACAGTCGTTTGTGTTGGGGACGGTGCGAGCGACCAACTCAGGAGGCTCGACCGTTGGTCCGGGCATCCAAGCCCTCTCAGAGTTCAACGACAAGCGTGTGTTCCTACGCCCAACGCCTCTCTTCTTCTCGCCTGTGACCAAAGGCAACGTCGGCAGCACGACGGGTATCAACAGCCACACAGGGCTTGCTGGTGCCCACACAGGTGAATCGGGTGACTTGGGTGATACGGGCGTGATTTGGCAGTCGTTCAACAGCGACAACGAGTCAATGCTGTATTACACTCGCAAGGACAGCAGCAACCGCCACACTCACCTGCTTGGACCGACGAACATCAACGTCAGCAGCCCAAGCGGTAACCTGACGTTCACGTTCGACAGCGACCAAGTCTTCGTGTTGACGCCGAGCACGACCATCAACCTGAACCCCAGTGGCACATTCCCACCGGGACATACGGTCTTCGTGTCTGTGCCCAGCGGCAGCACCGTCACCTTCGACTCGACTGGTCTGAACTCAAGCGTGGTTGCGACTGAAGCCACCATGTTCGTCTATGACGGCTCGAACTGGAAGAAGGTCATGGTGAGCGGCACCATCAGTCCAGCCTCCAACGGAGCCAGCGGTCGCGTTCAACTGTCCGATGGCGCGGGTGGCTTCACCAGCGATGCTGCTTTATATTTCACGGCAGGGACTCCTGACACCCTGACCGTTGACGGGAAACTCAACGTCACCGGTTTGATTGACCCAACCGGTTTGGTCATTGACGAGAAGGCCAACGTCGCAGCCACAGGTCACACCACCACAGCAGCCAAAGGTCTGCTATGGGTCAAGAACGATGAGCCAAATCGCCTCTATTTCACAGACGACGCTGGGACTGACAAGAAGGTCATTCATGCCACGGACAGCGTCACTGAACTGAGCGACGTGAGCAGCGTTGGCTCCGGTGCCATCATCACTGGTTCCGAGCGTAGCAAATTGAGCGGCATCGCGACTTCCGCTACGGCGACAGCAGCGCCGGCAATTGAGGACAACAGCGGCACGCCTGCGTTTGCATCAGGCATCACGAAGGGCGAAGTGCTCACGCTCATCAACGTCGCTGACGGGGCGACTGCAAACGCGGGCACAGTCACGAGTGTCGCTACGACGGCACCCATCACGGGCGGCACCATTACGGGGTCGGGCACAATTGGCATCAGCGCCGCAACGACGAGCGCAGCAGGGTCAATGTCTGGTGCGGATAAGACGAAACTCGACGGTATTGATGCGAATGCAGTTGATGCCGCAGGTGCCGTCGCTGCCGTTGAAGCGGAAGCAGGGTTGAACTTTTCGACCTCATCGAACGATGCGATTATCGAAAACACCACACAGGATAAGGACATCATCTTCAAGGTCAATGATGGCAGCGTGAGCACAGAAGTCATGCGCATTGACGGTGATGTTTCAAGAGTTGGTATTGGAACTGATACCCCAGATGCGAGGCTACATCTTGAAGGCTCGGCTAACGACGACGTAGTTCTTTTGGTCACAAATCCGGGTGGAAACGCAGGGTCCACTCAAGGCAAGGTGCATATTGGTTTAACGCACTCCCACACCAATACTGTTCCAAGTGCTACCATTTCTGTAATTGAAAAAACTGTTGCTGACCATAGAGGACATCTGACCTTTGGCACGAGGACAACTGCTGCAGCCACCGCTGTTCCTACTGAAAAAATGAGAATTACTGACGGTGGAAGGGTAGGTATCGGAACTACTTCTCCCGCACAGGTTTTGGATGTCGTAGGAACCATCAGGCAATCAACGGTAACGAACGCTGTTCTTATCACAAATGCTAACGGTGACTTGGGGGCTGCGAGCAATCTTGCTGACTTAGCCTATCTCGCCCCCGGTGGTGCGCAAACCGACACTTTCACGGCCACAACTTCCAGTGGGAGTTGGGCGGGTGCAGTGCCTACGACACTCCAAACCGCCATCGACAGGCTTGCTGCGCATATTGTGAACATTCCGGGCGCACCACCGCAAATCCCATGAGGTGAAGGAATGGGGTTGTTCTCTTGATTCACAACCGCTTCTTAGCGGGTGTTGTGTTGGCTATCTTGTTGGTGCTGACTTTTCCCTTGCTCCTCTTTGAGCGCTTGAAAACGCTGTCCACCCACAAGTGACCGCACTCCCTACACTGCCAAATCGAGATGCGCTCCTTGTCAGCATCAAGGAAACGACCGTTGATGCGACGAGGAATGTGACGGTGTCCGCACTGGCGGCAGACGACCTTCATACGGTCAAGGAGTCGGCCCATAGAGGGTCAACCTTCCTTGCGACCGATGATGTCGTCAATGCGCAGCATGGCGGTTGTGACCTCTGTTGCGGTCGTGATAGCGCTGCGGACGAGCGTTTCAGGCTCGTAGACGCGCCACTTAGCCATGTGAACGATACCGCCGTTGTGCACGTCAGGACCGTAGCCGTAGCCTTCGTGACGCATGGCGAGAACAGTGTCCAAACCTGAGTGTCCGGCGTTCTCAGCAATGGTGCTGGGAATGATTTCCAGCGCGTCAGCGAAAGCGTCAATCGCCATCTGTCCTCGCCCACCGACCTCCGATGCACGGGAGCGTAGACGAGAAGCCAGTTCAAGGTAGGCGGTGCCGCCGCCGTAGCAGAGCCTGTCGCCGTTATGAATGAGCGAGACGACACCGAGGGCATCATCGAAGCCACGTTGCACCTCATCAAGTGTGGACTGTGTCGCACCAAACAGCACGAGTGTGGCCTCGCTGGAGGCGATGTCGCTGGCCACGAAGAGGTAGTCCACGTCGTTATACCGGCGGCGGTCCACGACCGCTCTACTAACGTCCATACCGTCCTCGGCCATATGGTAGGGCTTGGAGCCGAACTCATTTCCGAGGCGCTTCATGGTGCTCTCAGGCACGCGCCTGACGACGAAGATGTTGCGCTTTCGCAGGTATTGCACGACCGTGTCGTGCACACCGTCGCGCACGAACACGATGTCGGGCTGCGCTGCTTCGATGCGCTGCGCGGCCTCCAGCAAATGCTCGCGGCCTGCATTCTTCACCGCGCCGTATGACGTAGCATCGACCTGCACCTGCACGTTTCCGTCTTGCTTCTGCTCTTCCAACCCGCTGTTGATGAGCAGAGCGGACAGCGATTCGGTGTCCGTGAATTGACCGTCAGTAGTGACCACGTCTTTGTTGATGACGACGCCCTCAAACAGATAGGAGTCTTGCAGTGAACCACCGGGAGCGGCCAGCACGCGCACGTCCTTGACATCACCAACGGCTTCAATCGTCTTGACGCAGAGTTCAGCCACAGCGTCTGTAGCAGCCTCCAACGACTTGCCCGTAATCGCCGTGCTTGCGATGTCCGTAAGTCGGGGAGAGTCAGTGCGTTTGCTACCTTTGCCGGAAACGTCGGGGAGCGTCTCCAATACAGGAAGTTCCTCCAACACCATGCGCAGTGCGTCGCTGTAGCCACGTCCGATGATGTTGGGGTGTAGGCCCTTGTCGAAAAGCGTCTCTGCGTTGCTGAGCAACTGCCCTGCGAGCACCACACTGCTGGTCGTGCCGTCGTAGCAGTTCGTCTCCTGCACCTTGGCTACTTCAACCAGCATCTTCGCAGCCGGGTGAGCGCTATCGAGTTCGCGTAGAATGGTCGCGCCGTCGTTGGTGACGATGACGTTGCCGCCACCGTCGACCATCATCTTGTCCATGCCCATCGGGCCAAGCGTGGTCTTCACCGTCGCGACAACGCGCTTCGCTGCCTCAATATTCAGTCGTTGTGCTTTGTGATTCGTGTTCTCTGTCATTCCCAGTCCACCTCAATTTCAATCAGAGAGCCGTCCTCCAGTGAACGACTCTTGACAATCCCGTGCTCTTGCCCGTGACGGTAGAGGTCATAGGTCAATTGAGCGTCTTTGAGGCAATATTCAGCCACTTCAAGATAGCGTCCCGCACGCCACGCTTCGGGCGCGTCTGCGCTTGTCATGCTCTTACCCACATCAAGCGTGTTGCGGCACAGCATCTCAAGGCTGGTCGCGACATCGTTCCCACCCGTCGCCTTGGAGACGAGCAGTCTCGTGTCGATGACGCTGTCGGCCTTACCGATGAGGTCGCCCGCTGTCCAGCAATCCAGTGCTGCGCTCAGGACAGGCAAGTCGAACTTGCGGATGTTGTGTCCGAGCACCTTCCCTCCTTCATCGAGGTGCTTCTGCAGGTGGTCGCCAAGCGTGCGAGGGTGCAATTCGTGCACCGTAGCAGCAGCCATGTCGATGTCTTGCTTGCTGAAGACGTCACCCACCTCACCGTCCCATGTCGCCACCACGGTTGGCTCAAACAGCGAGTGTTTGTCCCACCCGCCAATCTCGTAGGAATAGTTCCCAGTCTCGATGTCGAGAGCCATGATGCCACTCATACGACTGCCTCCTCTTTCAGACGTAGATAGACCTGTCGACCGTCTTTGGCGACGTCAAAGTGATGCGCTGCCCAGTCGTTGAACTTTTTGAAGGCTGTTGGTTTGGTGACATGTTGGTCGACCATGAAGAGGTCCAACATGGCTGCCTTCTTGCGCCAGCCCTCGCCTCGCTTGTCCAGTTCGACAGGAGCGATGGCGTTGTAGACGCCCAACCAGTCCTTCCAATTGGCGGCCTTTTCGGCCTTCTTTGCGCCGACCTCGACCTCGCCCTCCAACCACTGAATCAGGTTCTTGAACAGGTCATACAGAATGTCCTTGGCCATGTCGACGTGCCTACCCGTGACCGTCCACGTGTTGTCCATGAGCGCCATGTGTGTGGCGAGGATGACGGTGTAGTTCTCCATCGCGGGCACGAAGGACGCGACCACGTCAGAGATGGTGAAGTCGAGGTTGTCAAGCAGGCTGTAATAGTCGTCAATCGCATCATCTGCGGCTGCGTAGAAGGACTCATCGGCGCTGAACATGTCAAACATGATGTCTTGCAGAATGTCCTCTTGGTCCTCGCGGTCCATCTCGTCCCATTCGGTGAACGTCGTCTCAGAGAGGTTCAACACACGGTCGCGTAGCCGCTTCTCCAAGTCGGTGAAATACGTCACGATGTCGTCGTAGGAAACCTCGCTTGGCTTCGGCTTGGTGAACGCCCTGCGCACACGGCGGCGACTCACCTTCTTGCGGCGGTCCGTGTCCCAGTGTGCCCAGTAGAGCAGCACACGCTGGAAGATACCCTTGGTCAGAACGTATTCCTTCACGCCCTTGGGCGGGAACGTCGTAATCCACATAGACGCCAATGACTCTGTTTCGATGGTGCGACCGCTCAGGTGCTTCACCAGTTTGTTGCTGTTGCTCCCGATTGGGTTGCACGCTGACTGCAGGTAGAGCACCGTCTCCTGACTGTGCTTACCGGGGTTGAGAATGATGGACCCCTCGTCAAAGTTCAACGCCTTCTGACCACCGAGCATACCCTCCGTTTCGACTGTGATTTGCTCCTTCTTGCCGTCGTCGTTGACAATGGTTTCTGTAGCCGTGCCGCCCACAAGCCCAGCGTCAGAGCCTGTGGTGTAAGCGACCGTGTCCAAACCGACGTCATCCATCACGTCACCGATAAACTCCCATGCGATGGACTTGCCAGTCCTCGACGGTTGAATCCAAAACATGTGAACACGGGGGTCGAGGTGTGTCTCATCCCAATAGATACGCAGGTATGGAGCAGCAATCTGCCCCTGAATGAAAAAGAACGACAGCATCGCTGGAATGTCGTTGTCAATGCTCACTTTGCTGAACTGCTCAATGTAGCCCCGCATGAAGTCGTTGTTCTGCACAATATCGTAGCCTTCTGCCTTTCTCATGTTCTCCCTCTCCTGACTGTTTGTTGTAGTCGAACTTCCTCTTCGCTGCTGAGGACCTCTATAATCATGGCCCTCTTTTTGTCACCAAGTCCCTTGACTTGCTTCAGTGAGGCTGGATGCAGCATCTCTTCGATGCTACCGCACTTGTCCAACAGGCGGTCGGCCAAGTCAGGCCCGATACCGGGCATGGCGAGTAGAACGTCCTTGCGGACGTCGTTGGTCGAGACACGGCGAATGGCGCGTGCGCCGTGTGCACTTGCAGGCTTGTGCAGTTTGTCGTGAAGTTTCACGATGAATAGAGATGCCTCGCTAACGTTGGCGGTGTAGAACACCTGACAGTCGAAGTCCGCCATGATGCGCGCAATCGTGCCGGTCAGTTCGCTCTGAATGCGACTGTAGGTCAAACGCTTGCGGGGGTTCTTGTTCTTGGCCATGGCCAAGTATTTGTCAATGCCTCCGTGAATGAGCAGGAAAAAACGTTCGTGGTTTGCATCCATGTTCTCCAACTGACGCCACAGGTGGCCGCTGTGACTGGACTGGAACAGGTCGGTGATGCTCTTCGCTTCGACGCAAGAACGACCCAGTAGGTAGTCTCCTACCACCAGCCGCTGTCTGACAACGGCAAGACCGGCCTTGTTCGCCTTACGCTCCACAGCGTCGCACAGAGGGCCACGCTCGTTGCTATCAATGATGAGGTCAGGTTTTGGCAACGACTCCCCTCCTGTGATATGGGCACAAGTCTGCCCATTGACCGCAGCGCTTACCGCTGCGCGTAGTGGCCGAGCAACGCCAGTCTTCAGGTGGTCCCAAAGACCGGCACGATTGACAGAAAAACGGCCCCGTGTAGCAGGGCTTGCGAATCCTCCGAGCGTTGCAGAGTTCACATTTGACCTTCGGCATTGTCATTCCTCTCCTTGATGCGCTCTTTGCTCGTGTCGTAGCGCCCTTCCTGAACGGCTGAGAACAGTTCCTCTCCTGTTGGACTCAGCACGTAAGTGAGTGTTGTGTAGCGACCGCCCATGATGTCGGTCGTGATGCTTTGACCTACCCGCTCGAACGCCTCGTCTTTCCTCAAGATGTTCGACAACTGTGGACTGGTCATGCCGTGTTTGGTTGTGCTGTTCACGGCTCGCAGGATTTCATCATGACTCATCGCATCGGTTGCCTTGCCCAAAATGCACACAACCCAGCGTCGCAGTCGCTTGTTCTTTGTCTTCCTCGGTATTTTTGCCACGGTCATGCCTCCACAATGGTGCCGTCGTGATAACGACACTTGCCGACGCACATCCCGTCGTTCTCGATGGTCGAGCAACGGGGTGCGCTCAGACCTGTCTTGTTGGGGCCACCGTATATGATGCTCTCGACTTGAACTCGTGTCGTGTGGGCATCGTAATCGACCCACCCCTGACGCTCGATAATGCTGCATATTTCGTCAATGTGCTTCTGCCTGTCCTCATTTGTGACGGCTTCGGGGCGGAAGAACCAGCGCAAGCGTGCGGCGAGGTAGGACACAAGGTGCAGTCGTTGCCGGTGCGTTGGGTTGCCCATGCCGAGTGCAGGTGAGAGACACGGAAGCACGATGATGTCGTCCAGCGTCACGTCAGGTAAGTCTTCTACCCTCTCGACATTGGCCTTGAAATTGTTGCGACGTTCGGGTAGCGCGATGCTGACTCTCGTTGAGCCGTGCTTGATGTAGCCGGGGCGCGGGTCTTGAGCGAGGTCGTCCAAGTCGTCGTAGTCGCACGTCATGATTTCCTCGCTGCTGAGCGGAATGCTCCAGCACGCTCGCCTCGCGTTATATGAGTTCGGAATGCGAATCATGCCACTGGTGTCGAAGGCGACGGCTGGGTCGCTGCAGCCAAGTTCCAGTTTGTTGTGCCACTCCCTCATCAACAGTCGCCCACCCTCCTTGATACGGCGCACGTCCGACGCTGAGGTGGGCATGTAGGTCTGACTCAGGGGCACCCATACGTGGAAGCCACCACCGCTGAACCACACGTAGTGTTGTAGGTCTTGCTCAAGCAGATAGGTGTGTAGCCGGCGGACCTGCTGCTGCATGTAGTCAAACTCCACCTCGGCTCCTCGCTGCTTGAAATCCTTGCAGTCGAAGTCCAAGATGAAGTGGTGAATGACCGGTGTGTCGTAGTCAACACGATGGTGTCGTGGGGCCTGTGTTGCTCTATAGCCGTAGGCTGTGAAGTAGGCGTTGCCGCTTCCATTCTTCCCACGCCAGTAGCGCTCCAGTTCAGTCCACGAGCGCACGATGTAGCGACCGCCCTGCTTTCCATCCGACCCAATCTCCAGCACTTCGCGAGGGAAGTCGAGCGGAACGAAAGCCATGTGGCTCACTCCAAGATGCGCTTGATTTTGCGGCTGGCCTCGTTGAAGACGAGGTAGGCTTCAGTTTCATGCAGCAGTTGCGGGGTATGAGCGACAACGTGGATGGTCCAACGACGGGTGCCTGCATCTTCGTCTACGCCGAGTTCGACGTAGTCAGTCAGTCGCATCTGCTTGTGAACGGTGACTTGCGCCAGTTCGTCATGCAGCAGGCTGTGAGCCACAACCACTTCGACACCTTCGGGCATTTTCTTCTGTAGCACGTGGCGCAGTTCTTCACAACGCTCTGCTGTCTTCTTCTTCAGTTCATCTCTGTTCATTGTTCAGGCCTCCATCGTGGGCACAGTTCCATGTAATCGCAGAAGCCGCACTTGAAGTCGGATGAGGTTGGGAGGAAGTCACCGGTGAGATGAGCGTCCACCAAGGCGGTGAGACGCTTCTCAACGGACTTGGGCGCATAACGCCCACCCGGACCATTCACTGACTCATAGTCCCAGTGAGGTCCAGTGCCACCGTTGATTCCGCCGCCGGGGAAGGCCCAGCCCCATCCTGTGATGGGGAGGAACTCACCGTGCGGACTGTTCTCCAGCATCATGCGATAGAACTGCATTTCAGCGCGCATGTCTGATGCCTTGTTCGGCTTCCACTTACCCGTTTTCAGTTCCATCAGGACAACCCCTTGGCGACTGTCATCAAGGAACATACGGTCGATGTAGCCCTTCATGTGGATGGGAACCTCTGTGCCGTCGCTCGCGACGACCGTGCGAGACGCATGAATCTCGGCCTCGTTGCCCACTGGGAACCAGTCGCGCACTTCGTCCTCTGCGCAATTGCATAGTCGTTCAAACTGCCACGTCACGTAAATGCGCAACTGCTCAGGCTCACCGTAGATGTAAGGCTCGGGTGGGATGGGTAGTGCTTCAATGCACATCGTCAGAGCCGTCTCTCTGTCACCTGATTGGATGAGTTCGTAGACTGTGTCTACGATTGGGGTCATGGCCTTCCACCAATATTCCACAGCGTCGTGAACGTTGCTCCCACGAACGTGGTAGTCGCGTGTCTCTCCCGTGTGGCCGAGCACCTTCTCGATGAAATATTGCTGAGCGCACCAGTGGAATGTGCCCAGCGTTGATTTGCTCACGCGCAAGATGGTGTCTTCCATGTCAGGTTGCCACGCATAGGTGCTCTTGTCATAGGACTTGAGTAGGTCTTTGTGCTCGTAAGAATCACGCTCGTTGTTTCCCCCTTCGGGGTTGGGATTCCACCTCACTGAAACGCACCGCCCATGGACGGCTCGTTGTCTGAGCGGTCATACTCCACGTTCTTGCGCTTCGTGTAGACAGTCTTACCTCGCTTGAACAGGTCCATGTCCAGTAGGAAATGGTCGGGAACGTCCTCGGACAAGTTCATCTCGATGATGGACTCATATGGCACGATACGTGTCCCGCCCTTCACGAGTTTGAATGAGGCGAAACCTGCGAACGGTCCATCCATGGGCACGAACTCGCCCGTAAAGGTCGCACGTTCAGTGCGTGAGACAGCGTAGGTGATTTCCATCATCATTCCTTCACCTCCTCCATCAGCCGCTGCACGTAGACGGCAGCGTCCATCAGTTCTTCCTGCAGGTGTTGCAGCCACTCAAGCAGCGTGAGGTCCGCACGTTCCATGGTGACGCCGTATTTGACTTCGCCCACCTTGGCTCTTCCCTGAATCTTCTCGCACACTTCGTCTTCAATTCTGCTCATATCAATCACCAATAGTTCGTAGGCGCAGGCGCACCTGCGGCGACATTCAAATCCCAGCCGAGGCTGTCATAGATGTTCTTGAGTTTCGACTTGACCATGACGTCAAGCACCTTCTCCCAGTCGACGTGATAGCGTCGTAGTTCAGCCTCTTCACGGAAAGCGATGTAGGTGGCTTTGCGCTCCTCTCCCTTGAGTGTGAAGTGGTCGGGCACCTCGTCTTTGAATCCAGCAACGTAAGTCCACGTCACGCTGTCGCCCTTGCGCCACGGCTCGGTGCCGATGTGTTGATTGTAATACAGAGCCGCCTTGGCTGCTGGTGTTGGGGACGAGTAGTCATCAGGCTCTTTGGTCAGACGGGTGGATGCGATGACATCTTCCATCCTGACCTTACCGGCCTTCACGTCAAGTGCGATGGCGCGTAGTGTTTCAGTGACCTCATCCTCGGAGGCTCCGTGACCGACCATGTTCATGGCCGTGCGTTGCACACGCTTTGTGATGGTGGAACTGCTCGATGCCTTGAGTTCATAGCCCGACACTTTCAGTTGTCCGGCTTCGTTCTCAGGCCACGTCTTGAATCCGAAGTAGCGGTTCTTCACAGGTGCCGTGGTCCAGTAATGGAAATACGCCTCAAGTTCCACGTCCATGTAGGACAGCGACAGTTTCTCCTGCGCTGTCTTGGTCAGGTGCTCAGCAAGCGCCTGTGCCTTGTCAAAGGGCACTTGGATGAACGCTGAGTCAGTGTGACCGAATAGTGAACGGTAGCCCAACTCCTCGCTCTCAGACATCAGGTGACGGATGGCCTCACGCCCACGGAACGTGATGGATGATGCTACGTCGTTGTCGACCCACATACCTTGCACAGCCTTCATTCCCATGTAGCCGTAGCAGGCGTTGACCGAAACCTTCGCCGCCATCTGTAGCATGTTGAAACCCAGCCGCTCCTCGTCTGTCTTGGCCTTCCGCATCTTGCGCTTATACTCAGCACGCAGTTCCAGCATCTCTTCGACAATGGACGGTAGCACGCCCTTCGTCTGTTGGTCCCAGTGCGTGCCGTTGCCTAACGTCTTGATACCCGGTCCCGGCCCAGCACGTTTAGTGGTGGGGCACAGGTTGTCGCTGCGAATGATGTTGGGATATAGGGAAGCGTAGTCAACACAGGCCACACCCTCGTGTCGACCCGGCACTGGGTCGGGGATGTGTGCGGCCTGCATGTGCTCACGCTGCACGTATTTGGCACTGGGTGCCTTCAGGTCGGTGCGTCTGCTGATGAGGCCACGGATGTAGCGTGAGACGTTGTGTGTGCTCGCCCACTGCACGCCACACAATTGCTGCATGGCCACGAAGAACTCGATGGCGTTGAGCCGCTCTGCGATGTTGGCCAGCAGTGTGGTGTCGCGCAGACAATAATCCACGAAGTCGTCGTAATATTCACGCCACCCGTTGTGGACAGTCATGCCCTCAATCTCATCCGTGAGTTTGGAACCGAGGTCCAGCAACTCAGCGAATGTGGCGAGTTTGCGATTGGGCACCTGCCCACGTCCTGACTTCTGCCATAGCGTCTCAAATCCGCTACCACTCTTCCAGTGAGCGGCAGAGTCCCAACACAGGCGACCCTTGATGGGTTGTTGTGTGTCCTTGTAGCCACCGTCCTTGAACGGTTTGAACACCTTGCCCAAGGGCGACAGTCGCTCAGGTTCGTCCATGCGACTCATCATGTGCGGTAGGTCCGCCCACATGATGGCGTGCGCCACGAGGATGTCGGGGTCGCACTCTTCCATGTGCGTTAGGAAGGCATCGTGCATGTCGCCTTCGCTACCGAACTCAAACAGAATGTAGCCACCCTCCCGGTCAACGTATCGCTCACGAGGTGTAGTGATGTTGGGTCGCCATGCGAAGACGACATTCTCATCACTGTGGCTGTCGACCACGGCCATGACCGTAGTGAACGCGTTGTTCCTGTCTGTGTTCCACTCCAAGTCGAAGTGCCACACACGCGGATGGAACTCAGGTAGTCCGTCCGGGTAGAGAGTGAAGAGGATTTGGTCGGCGTAGTTCAGGTCCGCCTCATACGTGGGCGGGATGCCACGGGCGTTCTTCAGTTCCCACAGGGAGGTAGGATTGTCGAAGGACACCTTCACCAACGCCGTGCCATCGAGCGCTGTCGCTCGCTCGGTGGGGTGAACCACCGCACTGGGGAACTGGAGCCGCAGTTTGCGCAGTCTGCGCTCACGCGATGCGGCTGGAATCCAGCAGAACGGACGGACGTAGTCTTGGTGTCCGGGGGCAATGATTCGCTCCACCACGTTACCTGCCTTGCTTCGCATACGCAGGTAGATGGACGGGCCTTCGGCGGCACCCTCCGGGTAGAACGTGTCGACAATCACAGTGTCACGCCCGTTGGTCTACGACAATGAGGGTGGCCTCTCCGCTGTCCCATGACTGCATGAGAATCAACGGCGCTGACTCCCCCACGTTGAACTTGGTCTGACTGGGATTGAGCAGAGGCACTGTCTCGATGAACCACGCTCCGTAGTTCGCTTTGACCTTGTCACCCACAGCATCGCTTACCGGCGCCGAGGCGAAATAGCGCGCCTCGTGAGCCTTACCTGCGCGGATAACGAACTCCTTCTCGGCGGGGTTGACCGTCACCTCAAACACAGGGCTGCTGTCGAGAATGCCACTCATGGCCTTGATGGACATGAGGTCGCTCAAATCCAGTGAGCCGGACGTAGACACATCCTTGTTGGCGAACATCGTCTCCTTGGAGTCAACGTAGCCTTGGAACATCTTGGCGACAATGGATGCACGCGAAGCACTGGTGATTGATGTCGAGGTAGGAAACTGCACCTTGGACCGGCCGGCGATGACGAACAACGTCTTGCCTGAACCTGTCTGCTTTAGCGTCACGAACTCACTCTTGCAGCGCTTGATGAACTGCCGTGTCTTGTCCAAGTCACTGATGTAGAACGTCCCGCTGTCTTCCTTGCCCTCGTAGGGGATGAGTTCTTTCCGACGTAGGTAATACGTCTGAAACGCAACCTCAGCCTCCATGACTCCGCCCGCACTCAGCGTGACCAGCAGGTCTTCAGCGACTGCGCCGAAGGACGACAGGAATGCGTTCAGTGCCTTCGCTTTGAACTTCATGCTCGGCATCAGATAGACCCCCTGTATTTACGAGGCTTAGACCCCATGCCGACACGCTCTGTCGTCTCGATTGAGAGACGTCGTTGGTTGTCGCCAATGATATCAGCGAAGTCGGTAAGGCTTGACTGCTTGAGCACATGACCACCGCAGTGCACACAGATGTGTGGCTTCTGCGTAGGCTCAGGCTCAGGCTTGCCGCCCATGACTTTCTTCCACAATTTCCATTTGCTCATCTTTCTCTCTCCTTGAATGGTGCACAGGTGGGGGGACACGCAGGAAGAAGAAACGAACCTCCCCTGCGCCCAGCCACGGTAAGATACCGTGGGGGTGAAACCCTTCGCGCGTCTTTATTTTGCAGACCCCCGTGTTGTGCATCACAGCGAGCCGTCGTAGAGTTCGGGCAACCCGAACCACTGCGGCTCCTTTCCTGCCTCCGTGATGAGTGTAGTGCGACGCTGGCCCTGCAGTTTTGCATTGGTCTTGCTCTTGTCGAACGTGACTTGATATTCGCTGCGGATAACTTCGCCCGTATCTTCGTCCTTCTCGTCCTTGCGTTCACAGCGTAGAATCTGATACACGTAGTTGTTGGACGACTTCTCGTAGTCAGGGCGCCACTGTGGTGCAGTGTCCTCGCTCTTACCGAATGAATAGTTCGTCAGACGCAGGTGCGTCTCCCAAAAGACGCGCACGCCGGCCTTGACCAACCCACGGCAAATCGCCGTCAGTTGGTGGAATCGAGTCTTGCGAATGGCCCAGTCCCACTGGTGCCCCACCTTCTTGTTCCAGTCAGCAGCCTCGATACCATCCTTGGCGATGTTGAGGTCAACGATACGCATGCAGTTCACACACACGCTGTCCCACAGGTCGATGCCCGTGATGTGAACACCCCACAGACGAGGACCATCATAGTCGGGATTGCGTTGACTTTGAGCGCACTCCAATGCGAACTGCCCAAGGCTCATCACACGTTCGTGTGTGAGAGGGTAGTCGTAGGCCGTGCGGTCCTTCTTCATCATGACCCAAGGCTCCCAGACACGGATGCTCTGCCGAGAGGAGTGGAAGGCCGACTTGTTGGCGGCAAGGCCACCGTCGAAGTCGAAGCCCCACAGTTCCATCTTCTTCTCTTGCTCAGTGCGCTCAGGCGCTTGTAGCCACTTACCGAAGGCGTCCGTGACTACGGCCGTCTTCCCTGTGTTGTCATGGCCAGCGAGCACACAGAACGTATGTGTCTGCGGCATGTGGTCCATGGTGGTCAGTTCTTGCCGGAGGTCTGCGAAGGGGTCCGCACTCTCACGCTTGTGAGGTGGCGTCTGCTCAATGACCTTCTGCTCCTTCTGCTCTTTCTCTGCTTGCTTCGTCTTTCCAAATCCTGCCATTCATCTCACCTCAGTTGAACTGGTTTCGGCCAGTGTCCCCACCAGTCTGTCGACGGCGGATGCGGCGCGGGTCAGCGAAGACACCCATGACCTTCAGGTTGGGGATGTCAGCACCGTCCTTGCGCTTGACTGCGACGCGACCGACGACGAGCACCGTTGAGCGCTCAGCGTAGGGAATCTCGTCTTCACCGTCACGGGCGATGAATGGATTGGTCAAGTCGTGACACGCACTACCCATCCAACCCATGACCTCGGAGGAGTCGCCACGTCCGTGTTCGGACTGGAGCGCCATGCTGGTGAGGGCAATCGAATACCCACGCCCGTCCTCGTCGTATTGGTTGTCGCGAGGCTCGCTGCTCAGGCGGTTGACCGTGCCACGAGTGATGACTACCGGTCCCTGCTTCCCCTGTTCACCGTTGTTCAGGCTGAACGTGCGGCTACGAGACTCGAACACTTCCACGAGGTCTTCAAGCGGTGCGAAGGCATCGTGAAGTTCCATGTCAGTCCACGCTCTGAACGGATGTAGAGCGGAGCGGTCGTCCTCAGACACGAAGTCGTCGCTGTAAGTGATGCTCTTATGCACACCAAGACCGGTGCTAAGCACGTCGGCCCAGTCCTTCGCCACGTTCTCGTTTGGTGGACGAGCAGGAACGCGGCAAGGAACGCCAATCCGAATCTCCATGTCTGCATCCTCGCCTTGGCAGTCAAGCCGCCACTGCTGAATCGCTGCGTTTTCAGTGAACTTGCCTTCCTCTGCGCCGAGGAAGTAATAGTTCCGACCCATCATGCTCATGGCCTTGGGCTTACCGCTCTTGGCCAGCAAACAGACACGCTCGTTGTCAGCAACGAATGAGTGCTCGGGCACTTCGTCCGAGGGCATGGAGGTGCTCTGCTCACCCTTGTTGGTGACGAGCGCCCATGTCTCTCCTCGCTTGATGTAGTGACCGACGAAGCCGTCTCCAACGGCCTTGTTGGGGTCGAGAGTGAAGTCACGCTTGGCCCTACGCACGAGGTTCGCGCGGCGGTCATAGCGCTTGGGGTCGACGCCGAGGAACCAACCCACGTAGTTCACAGTGCCAGCCATCGCGTTGCCACCGCTGGCGGCACGCGTTTCGACAAGCATCATCTCGGTCCAGTCAACGAGGAGGTCTTCGTCCTCGTCTTCGGGTTGGTCGCACGAAAACTCCTTCGCGACGTAGGCTCGCCACTCGGCAAGCACTTCATCGTAGGGGCGCTTCGTGCGCTCGCCGTATTTGGTGAGGCGCTCCACCACTCCTGTGGGGAGAGCAACCTCGGCATTCGTTTCACTGGCATCGTAGTTCGGTTCTTCGTATTCTTCTGTCATACCGCCACCTCCTTTCTGAGACGTGCCACGAGGCAGTCCACAAAGGAATAGGAACTCAACCGCCACTCGAACATGACGGGGAGCATGTCACCGAGCACGGCCATGATGTCGAACGTTCTGTCGGCATCCATCTCGAAAAACTCGGTCAGGCTGTTGAGGAAACCGTTCATCACGGTGTTGAGGGGGCGTCCATTGTCCAGCGACCTATAGAGCGCGGCACGTAGTTCCATCCACTCGCCGCCAATGGCGGAAAGGGATGCGTTGGAATCTTCACCACCCTTGGCCAACATCTCTCTGATGTCATCGGGCTGCATGAGTTCAATGTCGCGCACGAACTTGCGCAAGTCCTTGCTGTGATAGGCATACAGGGAGGCCGTGTAGTCGTGAACCACTCCGTGCTTGAACAGCGCCCACTCGTTGACTTCCTCAATTGATGGGGGCACGAACTCGAATACCATGCACCGGCTCCTGATGGCCGGTCGGAGTTTGCTCAGGTCGTTGGCGGTGAGGATGAAGAGAGCATTCTCTGCACCCTCCTCCATGATTTGCCGCATGGCGTCTTGTGCGGCGGGTGTGAGGCCATCGGCCTCGTCAATGAAGATGACTCGCCGCTTAGCGCCAAGCGGCGCAGTGAGCGACAGACGCTTGAGTTCACCTCGGACGAAGTCAATACCTCGCTCATCAGAGCCGTTGCTCTTGGTGTAGTTCACTGGGTCGAAGAAGTCGCCCAGCATCAAACGCGCCAGCATCTCTGCGGCCGTCGTCTTACCCAATCCCGGTGCACCGTGAAACAACACAGCAGGTGGGAATTGCCCACTGGTGTGCCATGCCTGAGCCTGTCGGCGGAACGCCTCGTGGCCACACAGTCCGTTCAGAATCTCTCCGTAGTCCGTCATCTCAACCTCTCCTCCTCTGTTTCTTTAAATACTCACAGCGATTTTTGCTCGTCAAGTGCGCTCTCGGGCGTGAAGTTGTCCCACTGGATGGCCCACTCTTCGAGGTTGTCTGCCTTGTTGAGCGGATGCTTGATTTGGAATTGATAGCGGAGGAAGTTCAGGTAGGCTGTCGGGTTCAGCATCTCGATGCCCACGTAGTGGTCAATGAAGTGGAAGGCAAACTCGATGTCCGCCCTTCCTTCATAGGATTCCTTTAGCGGCTTTTCAGTGAGAGCCTCCCACGCTTCCGCTGCTTTGGGCGAGAGTGGGGGTATCTTCAACGACGAGCGAACTCTGAACCCATGCCGACTTCTCTCTGAGGCGACAACGTAGCAATGGGCCTTCAGGGATGAGGCAATGTAGAATGCGAGTTCTTTTGGCTTCACTGTTCTCCCTCCAGCAACCCTTCGATGGCGTCCACGTATTGTGAGATGTCAGTATAACCAAGGTCGGGTCGTTCTTCTCCAACAAGCCCTCGCGTCATCTGACCGTCTTTGAAGTCAATGGGTATGACCTCGACCACACGGATGTCGTCTTCGTTGTGTGGGCGTCGGGACAGTGTGCCTGCATCAGCCATCTCACCGAACTCGCACAAGTCGATACCGTCCAGTGCCTCAAAGCGAGCCGGACCTTTCACGCCGAAGCGGAGGTTGAGGTAGCACATGGCTCGCATTGGGTAGACTGCGATGCGGTCTTCGCCGTCTCTCATCTCGACACGCATGGTGTTCTCATCGAGCAAGGCTTGCTCCGCCTCCCCCTTCGTGACCATGTCCTCCTCGTAGAAGACAAGGCCAGTCTTGGTGAGTGAGAAGACTGCACCCGGCACCACTTGTCGAGTGTCGATGACTCCCGCTCGCATGCGCTCACCGTTCCGCAGGTAGACAGCACCGCTGTCGTCAACGAAGCCAAGGCGGCCCTTGGGCACGATGGCGTAGCACCGTTGTGCAGGCATGTCGGGTGAAGGTAGAGCGCGTGCTGCACGAACAACCGGTAGTCGCTGGAGGGCTGCGTTCACCTTCGGCGCTCCTGCGAGGATGTGACCGATGTTCTCACGGTTCAGGTCCAAGCCTCGTGGGATGGGGACACGGCGTGAGCGGCATAGTCCCTGCATGAATGCTCGTCGGCTAATGACGGGTGGTGAGTTCAGCATGCAGCGCCACACGAGGCGGGCCTCCTTCTCGCTGAACTGTCGCGTGATGTCTGAAAACGATGCTGCTTCATAAGGGAAGAGCGCGACCTGCATGACCGTCATGTTCCTCGACTCGTAGGCTGCGCTCTCAGATGCGAGAGCGAACCACAAGTCCTCTTCAGGGAAGTGAGCCATGGCCACGTCAGCGAACAGCCCCGTCTCATGCTCGACCTTACCGGCAACGGTGCCGGGGCGCAGTCGTGCGAATCCGGGGAAGAAGAAGTCGTAGCAGTGCTCGACCTCCTCGCGCGTTTCCAATCGAGCCAAGGCGTCAACGTGACGCTCGCCATGGCACAGTCGTTCGTGTATGTCTGCCAGTTTGTTGAACTTCATGCTGCTTCCTCCATCAAGATTTCAATGAGACTCACCATCAGTGCGGCCGTCTTAGGCTCGACAGGTAGTGAGGCTACGCGCTCCATAGCGTCGCTTAGCCCAGTCGTTCTTGAAACGACCTCGCCTAAGCAATACGGAATCGGTTCTGAAGACACCCTGCCCACCTCGTATGAGTTCATCACCTTCGCTTTGTCTCGCATTTTGAACGCGGTGCCTTGGTCAAAATACGGCCCGATGACGTTACCGGGATAGAGGCGTGGTCGGTTGCCGCATTTGCTGCACTTGGCTTGGACGCGGCGCCGACCGGGTGCGTCATCAGGAATCGGCATGCTCCTACGCAGGACGCTCCAACTACCGCAGTGTGTGGAGTTGTCATATGCTCCACCGCGCGTTTCGTTTGTTGATGTGCACTGGTAGACGTAGTAGAGCGCCCCCCTCGCCTTGGCGTCTTCACCCTTAGCGTCTAAGCGATTTTCGATGTGGGTGAGTGCCGTCTCAGCATCGCGCTTGGTGTGATACGGGCCATGTGTGTTGGCTGGGTTCACGCGGAGGCGATGTGTGCAGTCTTTCTGTGGGCAGCGGATTTGTGGCCGGTTCCAGTCTACGGAACTCCGGCGTTGAATAACGCCCCACTTGCCGCACGGTTTTCCACGTCGATTGCTGCCACGAGATTCAGAAGAGTGGCAGCACTGGATAACGTAATACAGAGTCTCAGTCATCCTCATGCCTCCGTAAATTCCCAGTAGATGTATTCCTCAGTCTCGATGACCACCTTCAGGTTCGGGTGGTTGCACGAGCACCACGCTTCTTCGCAGTTGTCGCCGTGCGTCATGCCGTCACCTCCACGCCTACGGCATCGGCACTCGGTAGCATGAAGCAGTTCGTGAACGTAGCACCACAGTAGTAGCACTCAAAGCGCACGGTAGCCGTTTCAGAAGAGAAGGATGCGCTGCCTTTGGTTGCCGTGAAAGTGCAGCCTTGGAAGTCTGAACCACAGGTCATGCGCTCGCCTCCTCTTCAAGTTCCTGAACACGAGTCATCGTCATGAGAATGTGGCCCTGTGCGCTTTCCCATAGGACGTCAGCAAGCGCGGGGTTCTTGTCGGTGGCCCGAGCGTGGCGTTCGCCCATGCGGAACAGTTTTCTGAGGTCAGCCTCAATGAGTTCATACAGGCTCTCAATCTTCGTGGGTATTCGGGTCATGCGCTCACCTCCACGCCGATGCTGACGAGGAACGCAAGGCTCCCCGTGCAATAGAAACAGACACGGGTGAAGAACAGGATGCTCTTTCGTCGCTCGCTCATGCGCTCACCTCCACGCCTCGCCACCAGTCAGGAGCGGGCGTGCCCTTCTCCCACTTGGCGAACTGCTTGGAATGGTAGTAGGCACGGTATGCCTTGACCGCATCATCGTCACGGTATTCGTCAGGCATGGCCTGAGCGAACGGGGTGAGTCTGTGCGTAGTATTGGAGAAGCGTGGTGTCAGCGCCAGTGAGTTCATGTGAACGATGGGTTGCCAGCAGGCATGCTCCTTGCCGAAGCGAGCCTTGTATTCGATGCACAGGGCGAGAGCATGTGAGCCGAGCCAGTCAAGATTGGCCCATGAATCTCCGGCCCAGCGGGTGCATGGGTGATGTGCGTAACCCCCGAGGTATGGCCGTCCGGCTTTGGTCAGCGGCATGTCCTCATCGGTGGCACCCCATCGGCGCAGGGCCGAGGCCATCATCTGTGCAGCCTCGACGCACATCTTGGGCACATGCTTGTCGCAGTGCATCTCAGCGGCAGTGATTGGGTTTTCGTCAAGCACGAAGATGTTCATGTTCATTCCTCCTCCTGCTCAGGGCGCAGTGCAGCCCACGGGTCTTCCACAGAATCATCGTGGCCTTGGACAGCGTAATGCCGTCGAGTCCTAACGCCGCAGACAGAACACTCGAAATCAGCGAACCACACGATGTCGTCAGGAATGGCCCAAAGTTCGGGGTCTTCTTGGTGCCCGAAGTCCTTCATCTTCCAACTATGATGTTCGTGAAAGCAGATGGAGTCAGCAAAGCCACTGACGTTGAATCTCTCCAACAGCAGCATTTGTTCTTGCAGTTCTCTCATCCGTCCACGGATGTTCTCGGCAGTAACGCGGGTCATTCTTCATCACCTTCGATGTAGCGTTGGAACTCCATGTAGTCGAACTCCATGGGCCAACTTTGAGATTCGTAGAACTTCTCAAGGTAGGTGTGCATGCGGCGCTGCTCAGCGTAATACTGCTCACACATCTTCTCCAGTTCAGCAATACGCTTCTTGGCCTTAGCCAGTGCAATATGAACGCCGCTCATTCCTCTTCCTCCAGTGGCATGACGTTGGATAGAACCTCAGCGTAGATGGGGTGCATCCAATCGCTCGGTCGTGGTTGTGTCCCGACGCCGAAGATGTCCAACGTCAGTGCTCGCATCTTCTGTGTGCTGACGGGTAGTCCCTCGCGCTTGGCGAGTAGGTAGGTGCAGTCGACCGTCAACCCGTGGGGTGTGCGCTGCATCTGCCAGTCGGCGTGGTGCGTTAGGGATTGCACCGCGTGCTTGACCGTGACGAACTGGAGGGGCGTCAAGCCCACAGCCAGTGCAAGGTCAAGTGCACGGTCCTGCCCAAGATGGGCCTGACGTGTTCGTTCGATGGCGTCAATCTTGGTTTGGTCCTTCACACCCATCCCGCCTGCGATGCTGCGATACCCAGCAAGAGTGCCATGGCCATGAGGCCAAGCGACCTAAGCCAAGCGAAGCGGTCCTCCGCCAGTGGTTGCAGGGTGGGCTGCTCTTGCTCAATGTCTTCGACCTCCTCTACAGGCACAGGACGAACAGCCGCTCGGGTGTTCGACGGTGTGACCGCCCAGCGGAAGTGATTCTGAAAGAAGTCCGGCTCTGTCTTGGTCAGACGATGCCAACATTCCTCAACGTCAGCACGGTAGGTGGTCATCACCTGTCCGAGACGCACCTTGCTGTAGCGCTTGGAGTTGTGGAGTCGGCACATGATGGCGTTGACTTTGTGAGTGATGCTGGAAACAGAGCGCCCAGTCGCATCTGAGATTTTGTCCACGGGCACTTGGTCGCAGAACATCTCCCACACTGCAAGGACTTCTGCGTCAGTCCATCGGCTGTAGTGATTCCGTGTCTTGGATTCAGGCTCAGGCTCAGGCTCAGGTGTAACAGTCACCTTGGCTCTGTTCCACTTCTTGAACTGCATCTGACAGGCTGCTGCCGTTCGACCAAAGCGTTCAGCGATGGCTGCCCACTTCCATCCTTCGTCTCTCATCTGACACATGACGGGGTAGAGGGAGTCGTCCCACTTACCGTAGTGGCTCTGTGGTTGCACACTCTCTTGTTCAGGTTGTTCAGGCGGCTTGGTGCGTTGTTGCTCTCGTCGCTGTCGCACAAGTTCTTGCATCGTTGGTTGGTTCATTCTTTCACCTCGGTTTCAATCTCCAATTGGAGTGCGTCAATGTCCATCACTGCTGTGGACATGGGAATGGCTTCGACCTTGAGCAGCGTGTCACCTGCACGCTGCCTCTCAGTCTTGCCGAGAATCTGATTCAGTGCTGCGTTAAGAGCGGGGGCGTGGTCCGCTGTGGTTGTTTCCCACCCGGACTCGTCAAGGATGATGGCTGCGATGTCGTCCACCGCCTTCTGGACAACGGGTCCGACCGTAGCAGCGTCGCTGTCTTTGGGAACGAAGTTGCGAATGGCCATGGCGAGCAGACGACTCATCACCTTCTTCGTTGGGATGCTGACGTGAATGCGCTGCGTCACAGAGGAGCAGCGACGGTAGCCACGCCCTTGCGTCTTACCACCCTCGTGGTCTTCGGTCCTGAGCAGGACAGTCGTGCCGGTGGTTAGGTCTTGCACAAGCAGGTGCGGGTCAGCGAAGTAATCCTCGCCGTCGTCCCGCCTCGCTCGTTCTGCTTTGGAGATGACCGAGCCGAGGGAGGACAGTGCCTTGCCGACGCCATCCGTCCACTCCAGTTCTGCTGCTTGCTTCATGACTATACCTCCTCTGTTGCTTCATATACTCACTCCGACCTTTCGGCTTCCTCTGCTGCATCTTCCATTTCAGCGATGGCCTCAACCAATCGCGGGAGCATCTGCTTGGCCTGTGACAACGTGATGCGGACGCCGTGACGTGTGTGCTGGTTCTTGCCGTCACGTGTGTTGATGATGCGTAGGTCAATCCAACGCTTGCCATAGAACTCCAGTGAAGCAAGGCGCACGTCGCCTGCTCCGTCCTTCCACTTTCCCTCCATGCTGGAGGAACGCCACACTACTTTCTCATCGCCCACTTGCTTCACCTCGTCGCTGATGTGCCCACAGAGCCTTGTGGCATCTGACACAGATGTTGAGTTCAGGATGGAGAATGCGGTCTTGCTTCAGGCACATCCTGCAGCGGCGCACGTTCACTCCTCCTCAATCAATCCGCGGAAGTCACAGTAGGTTCCCCACATCCACGGAGGAACCTTCACGCCAGTGTGAGGGCACGTCTTGCCGACAAGGAAGCCGCCGTGGCCGGATTCAGCATAGTCGAACATTTGCTGGCGGGTCAACGCACGGACGTAGCCGAACTTGCAGTGGTAGCGCATGAACAGGTCATCGCCCGCAAGCAGGTTATAGTCGTCAGGATTCATGGGGATGGTGGTGTCGCCGTGTGGGACCATGATGGCCCACTCATCAATGCTGGCCGTCTCGCCGTCATCCAACAGCACCTCACGTTCACCGATGAACTCAGGGTAGGCTTCCTCAAGCGGAAGGTCCACGAGTCGTGTCCCGTCCTCGGTCGCCCATGACGTTGCGATGGCTTGCTTCTCCTGCAGTTCCTGCCTGAACGCCTCTTCGGGCGACAGGGCTGGCGAGGTGAGCATTGCGTTGTCGTCAACGACGGTGATGTTGACCGACTCAGCGATGGCTTTGATGCGCTCGTGCATTGACGCCGCTTCCTCGTGGTTGATGCGTTGCTCAAGAGTGAGCGTCACCTCGTCCGTCTTGCGGTAGCGCAGCCCAGTTCCATCGGGACGCCACACTGCACCGGGCGCCATGCGCCCGACGTGTTCAAGCATCCATACCTTCAGTTCAGCATCTTCTTCCTTAGTCATCTCAATTCCTCCATGTTTCCAAAAGCCCTACCCGGTTTGGGGTAGAGGAGCATCTGATTGCAGCACCACGCTGCGAAGTAAAACCACTCTTCCATGGCGATGACGATGCCATCAGCAGGCTCCGTATCACAGAAGGGGCACGACGAGAAGTGCTCGTCAGGTGACAGGTAGATGGCGAGCACCTCGCATGAGCCACGTTCATCAGGGAGGTTGAGTGTAGACTCAGCGATTTCCACTTCGACACCATCGCCTACCCTCCACTTACCGTCGCGCGTGATGTTCTCAGGGATGAGTTCGCTCGTCACCTTGACATCATCAACACCGCTCATGCCGCAGCCACCGGTTTTTCAGTCTGTTCCTTCTCAGGCTCCTCAAAGGTGCTGTCACCAAGGTGTGCTACGTTCCATTCGTTGCTGTAGAACAGGTTGAGGTATGACTCAAAGAAAGCGGTTGGCTTGCTCGCAATCACAGTGAGCCAGTCGCGCGGCGCGATGAAATCTTCAGGGTTGGTGTCGGGCTGAAGAACAAAGTTCGCAACCTTTCTCTCCATGCTCCACGTCCACGGCTTCGGTAGTGAAACGTCAGCACCTGTGTAGTGTCGGTTGACCACCTGACCCTCCATCAACAGGTCAGCGAACTTGGTCGCCCACTGCTCTGCTGCTTCTTCCGAAAGATGCCACACATGAGACGTGTTGAACAGAGTGTTCGACCAGTTGCTGCTGCCTTTCCTGAGTATGGGGCGGTAGATGACCACCGATTCAGTCGGCTTCCAGCAATACTTGGCGATGGTGTGACCGTAGGACTGGTAGGACGAGTAGACCTGATATTTCCAGCCGTTCACCACGTCGCCAATCTTGCGCTTCTTGGAGTTCGTGTAAGCCAGCGAGGCCTTGACCTCAGCAAGCCAGCCCCAGTCCGTCCAAGCGAAGGTGGCCGACTTGCGAACACCTTCCTTGTCCACGATGCAATCGCTCCGCTTGACCATGCGGTTGACGGACTTCATAATCGCGGACTTGAGTTTCTTCTCGCTCACGTTCTGCAGTGCCGTCCGCTTGACTTGCGCCCACGGGACAAGAACACCTGCCTTGAGTCGATGACCCCCGACAGAGTATGAGTTGACGATACCCTCCTGACCCTCGGAGCCAATCACTCGGGTGAACATCGGCAACAACTCGCCCGTCTTGCGAGAGACAAGAGCATACCAGCCCGTCTGACTCTTGTGGTTGCGGTGGTGAAGACACTCCTCGGGGTTGTCGAAAGCGCACTCGCCCTTTGTCGAGTCCCAACCATAGACCATGTTTTTCTTGGCCGTTTCTTGATTCATGACGAACGTGCCGTGGTGCTTGAAGATGAAGTCCTTGACCTTCGCGAAGGCTGGGTCATAGATGAGTGCGCTGTAGGTGAACACATCGGATGTAGCAAGCCTGAGCGATGGAATCATGTCAGCGATTTCTGCCTTCCTTTCTTCACTGACTTCGTTTCCACCATTCGCATTCTTCTCAATGGTCACGAGGCTGTCAAGCATTTTGATTTGGGCGTAGTAGTTCCCGCTCGCAGGTTTGATTTCTGCTGGCTTCTTTCCTGTCTCGTCCCGAACCACCTTGATACCACTTAGGATAGGCACATGAGCGTTAATCATGTCGTGGCCACAGAATCCCTTTGCAGGGATGTCAGGGTCAGGCCCCTTCATGTAGTCGAGGTAGCACTCGGTTGCGAGGAAACCTCCACGAGTGAAGTCGTTGACCATCTCATCAACGGTCAGTCGCTTACCCGGTCCAGCCTTTGCGAGCGTGTAGGCCACGGCTGCGTCGAGAGGGTAGGCGTCACCAACCATGGTCTTCGTCCGACCAATCACGTTGGCGGCAATGGCTGGCTCGTTGCTGAAGTCCACACTGTCTGCGACAAAGCCGCCCACCTTCGCGTGGTGCCAAGTGCGGTGTCCACGCCACTTGCTGCTCATTGACTCACCCCCGACAGATTCTTTGCGGTCCTTGTTTCCATCATCACTGTGTGTCCTTTCCACTTCATTCTGTTCACCATCTCTTGGGGTAGAATATCCATCTTCACATCATGGAAGAGGGGAATCTTCACATGCTGGGGAATGAAACCGTCTTCGTCAAGCGAGAGTTCCATGACCACTTCGCCATACATCTCAATTGGTTGAGGCTCCACCATCATTTCCGCCCGACATCCGTAGTCCACCCACGTGAGGTCGGTATAGAAGGTGGTATCGAACGACCTATCAACACCAGTTACGTGAGGACTCTTGGCTCCATACACGAGGTAGAACTTCGCGTCTTTCATGAGATTCTCCCAGTGCTTGACCAGTGGCTTCCACTTCAACTTCGGAGCAGGACTCTCCTTGGCACACTTCCTCAACGGGAACATGTTTGCAGGACAGGTGGTCATCGTGGAGTTGAGCACTTTCAACATCGCCAACTCGCGCTTGTCGCTGTAGAGCGTGCGGGTCAGACCGTATGTGGTGAGTTGAAACGCGCAGTTGCTGTTGCGTTGGTCGTTGGCAAGGGGAATGACTTCACCATCAACCTCCATGACCACGATGAACCTGTCGTGGGGGTCAAGCCTCGCGGGCGAGGCCAGTCGGGAAACGTAATGACCGTGAGGTTTCAGCGTCTTGTGTTTCTTCAGCGTCATTTCCCAGTGTTCCATCAGTCGTCCCATTCAAGCCACCTCCATGTCATAACCGCCGTCGAGCGACGGGGCTGCAATCGCTCCCATCTCAACGAGTGCTGACTGTGCTGCACCCACAACGGGGTTCATCTTGAGTTCCGACGTATCGGCGTCCATCTCCCATGCAAGAGCGTGAACGAACCACTCGTGGTATTCTTCCGCGTCGAAGGTGCGAACACCATGAACAGTGACCACCGGGCGAGCCGGGTCGGGACTCATCACGAGTTTGAGTCCGGGGTAGCACGAGCGTGGAGTGTCAATGTCCTGCGGAGCGTGCTGGTAGAAGAGCGCCCAAGCGATGCCATCAACGGGGTTGGGTAGCGTCATGGCGTAGTGTGCCCAGCCAAGGTGCATCGAAGCATTCTTCTGCCCGTAGTCTACGGCTGCGCTGAGAGTATCACGTCGCATGTTGAGGTAGTCAATCACCTGCTGTGGTAGCGGAATCTCAGTCCCTTTGGGGAACTTCGCGCTCAAGATGCCTTCCATCTCGTTCAAGTTCACTCTTCCTCACCTCCGCTAACGTAGTGCTCGGGCTGCATGGTGACAGCGACGCCACCTTCCTGAGCGAAGTCAATGAGTTCCTTCACCGAATGGTTGTCCGGGTGGACGCTGAGCACCAGCCCGTCAGGGTGGTTGAACTCACTGCCTTTGATGAAGAACTGATACCCGTCAGGGGTAGCCCACAAGTGCAGTGGGACATAGAGCACGCTTGATGATGCGGCACTCTTCAGTTCAGCGTCTTTCTCTCCGAGCCACGTCGTGACTTGGGTAGGCACACGGAGTTCGTGCGCACACCCATATTCACGGTTCGTGTGATGTTCAGCCGACACACCCTGCACATGCAGGCGGTGTGCGTCAAACTGGCACCGGACTTGCAGCCGGTTGTTTGTCTTCGTTTCTGTTTCATTGTTGTTCATGGTCTTCACCTCGTTGTTGTTTGTTCCTCTGTTGCTTCATATACTCACTCTGAAAATCGAGTGACTGGAATGTGATGTCACTTCGTGTGGTAGTCACGAATGTATTCGGCACGACGCTTGCGAGCACATGATTTGCAGCGTCGTGCGCGTTGGTGCATGTTTGTGATGTCTGTGCCGCAATCTGCGCAGTGTGGATGTTTGCGCGGGTATGGCTTGGCAGCGCGTTCAAGCCGCCTGTATTCGTTCTGATAGGTGCGCTGTCGTGCCTCAAGGCAATCGAAGCAGAAGCGAGCGCGTGGGGATTCCGGTCGGTTGACCGGGTGTTCGCATGATTCACACTGCTTCATGCGTCCACCTCCATACAGCGTTCACAGGTGCAGAAATACAGGTAGGACTGGTCTTGCTTCTGATGCCGTCCGATTTCCGGCTGGCCGCGAAGTTTGTTACCAAGGCGCTGTGTGTTGGTCAGGTAATGCTTGGGAATACCGCGCTCCTTGAGTTCCATCCACAGTTCACTGACCGTCACCATGCGGTCGAATTCACACAGGACAGGTGAAACGTATCGCTCGATGAGGTATCGTGTCCCTCGTGCCTTCTTCCCGGTCAACGCCATCTCAAAGTCTCCC